ACGTCATCAATACCGACCTGATGAGCTACCGCACGCGCTGTCGTCCGGTTGTCGCCGGTCATCATGACGCGCCAAGGTCTCCGTCAAATTCCTAAGTCGTTGATTCTAAAGGGTTTATTGTCTGCTCTGCTGCGATGTGGCGCCATGGTATGGTTCAACCCTATGAAAACCTTTAAAAAAAATTTGTTGCAAAAACTTTAGCCCATCTGTTACACTCTCCCCTATGTTCTTATGGGATCAAGGGTCACTCTCGTCTTAGGGTGGAATGGGCCGCCCCCGGATTGGAGGACCAGTCCACTTAAGGAAAGATTGGTGGATTGCGATGACATTGAATCAAGCTTTAACAATTATGTTCAATCAAAGGGGCGAAAAGTGGGAAATTGGGTAATGGTCATAGAGGGAACGGGGCAGCATCACAATGGGGATGACAAGGATGATGCAGATTATTTGATAAAAGCCTATGTGAAGGATTTACAACGGGCTGGACAACGAGTACACCATGCCTCCTTCACATCAGGTGAACAGGTTTATATAGATTTGGAGGATGAAAATGGAACGTAGAGGATTTTTGGGGGGTTTGGTTGGATTGTTTGGAGGGGCGCAGCAGCGCCCCTTGGAGATGTTTGGAGGGAAAGAGCAGTCTGAGAAAGCTAAAGAGGACTTTGTCCCTCTCAACGAGCTGTTTGTCTCAACCACCAATTTAGTCATTGAGGGTCCAGCTACCATCATAGATGTGATCATCAGCAATGCTGGGGCTCATTGTGCCCTTTATCGGCCTGGATTTGATCATTTTATGCTTGGAGCGGCTATTCACCCACATAATATTTTTAGGTGGGTGGCAGCTGAAGGGGAGGGAATTGTGGTTAGGGCTGGTGAGAGTGTTAGGTGGGAGGTTACACCTGTTCCAGCCTTCTCAAATTACTCAGAGGTGGCTCCCATCATCCAAACTATCTACAAACCAAAGGTTGATAAGAGATGAACCTGCTTGGTCTTTACTCTAAACTTGATGAAGCACAATGGCCTTCATCCTATTTACTTACTGAAGAGGAATTCCATAGTTTGTATATCTATCTGTCACTAGCAGATTTTATCTACTTCGATGATTATAGCTATGGAGTTAGAATCCGCAATCACAAAAAGGGGATTTTCACCATTTTGAGGGTACAAAGATGAATTATCTTGAACTACATCAAAAGTTGGATGAAGAGGACTGGCCTTCAGTGCTTGAGGTAACAGGGGATGACTTTAAAACACTAGCTTCGTTGACAAGCCATTCTAGTTTTGTTTATAGTGATAACTTTAGTTTTGGATTTCGTGTGTTGAATTACAAAAAGGGTGTTTACACTGTTGTGAGAGTAAAAAGATGAGAACCATGCGCCCCGTCCGGGCCACTGACACTGGGATGAGGGTGTTGAGGTGCCGCCTCAGCCTTAAAGAGAATCAGAAGGACTTTGCTGCCCGCTTCAGAGCTGCGGGGATAACCATCAGCCGGTGGGAGAGGGGAGATGTGGAGACCATCCATGGCATCTATCGTGACATTTTGGATGATCTAGAACAGAAGCTAGATGATGAGGGGCTCTTGGTCCCTAAAGAAGCGGTGGACATCGTCTACAAGTATGCTATAATGCGAAGGGGAGATGCAGAGCACCCTTACAAAGAGAGGCCAAAGCCTCTTTTTCAAGTCATCAAAGAGCGTCAGGCTAGGTTTGAGTTTATGGAGCATGGGAAAGATGAGCTGCCAAACAATTGAGGTTGTTTGATAACCTAAATGACAAAAGAGAATTCGGATCTGTTGGATAATATTCGCCTGCTGATTGAACTTGCTGAAGGGGTTAAAGAGACTATGGGTTTGAGAAGAGAGATTGCATCTAAACAAAATCTATTGAATCAGGTAGAAGGAGTCAAGGATGCTGATTGATGGAATGCTCTTAGAGGAAGATAGGAAGCGTCTTCGTCATCTCTCTGATGATCTTGGACGCAGGGTCAGTAAGTTATGGTTTGCCTTTGGTTACAGGGTGAATGGGGGAGAGGTGGAGAAGTTGATTGGAGAGATGGAATACCTGCTTGAAGATTGCAGAGAAGAGTTTGAAGCAATTAAGGGCAAAGTCCATGAAGCTGGTGTGTGAGTGTGGCCATTCAAGGTGGAGCCACAAGGATTTGAGGGGTGAGAGGTGGGATTGTTTGGTGATGGGATGCGTCTGTGATGATTATGAGAAAAGGGATAAATCACCTACTCAACTCATTGGATTTAGCCCTATAGTTAAATTAGAAGGAGTTGATTAAAAGATGGATCGTGAAGATAAGGATCTCATCCGCTTTGGTTTTTTCTGTATCTTTGTGGTTTTAATCTATATCCTCCTAACTCAATGATTATTGAAGAGAAGCTAAACATCATTATTTGTCTTCTAACCATTCTCATTATCTTTCAAATATTCCTTAACTGGTAATGGCGATAAAAGAAGAATCTATCATCCATCTGCGGTGGAAGGAGAAATATCAGTCTAGGGTCGCCTTACATGTTGGCTATTTGATGGGCGATATGGAAAAGGATGAAGTGTTGTTGTTTGAGCAGAGATGTATGATACCTGAGTTGTTGATAGTCGCCAGCAATTTGATGATGGCTCATTCAATTGGGGAGCTGGGTTCGCTGCTTGAAAGTTTTCAAGTGATGACCCCCATCTTCACAGAGCCTGTGATGGGTGGAGGAAAGGCAAACTGATCCCCTTAGAGGTTCTCTTAGCAGATCTCCTTGTTGGGGTGGGGTTGGTGGTGGATGTCATATGCCTTTGGGCTTTGATGAGATCCCCCTTCCTTGTTGCCCGCTATGAGCGGCGGTGGGCTATCCAAAGCGCTCTAGAAGAACACTTTAGAGAAAGCGTTTCTGGGCAATGGATTTTTGATTCTGGGCGCAAACATTAATAGACCTTATCACATGGACAGAAGATAGATGGACAGCCCAAACAGAACGCTGCCCCAACCCAAAGTGGTGGCATTCCCTCGACGTTGAATCAACAGAGCTTGAGATCACGGAGCTGATATATGGATTGGTGAGAGGACTTCAGCCAGAGGTGGCGATTGAGACTGGGTCATATCACTCCCGCTACTCTTTGGCCGCGCTCATCCAATGGGGGATGGGTTATTGATATAAGACTATTAAAAGAGATGGATAATGAAACGTAGAACTTTTTTCACCCTCACTCTTGGAGCAGGAGCAAGCTTTTTGCTTCCACCCGCTTCATCTAATAACGTTAACCCACATGGTTATTTTATGGATGATAAGAACCACTACTATGTAGACACTAAGAAGAGGATGTGGTGGATTGGGCCTGGGGCAGCAGGATTCTGGTTTGCAAATCCTGAGCATGTTCCAGATTATTCACAGTGGGGAGCGGTGCCCATCCAATCCCTCTCTGAGGACACCCTTGATGATCCTCAAGTTATCCGCTACTCCCCCGATCCCCATAGAGATAGGATTTGGAAGCGGTTTGAGGGTGCAGCCCTTTCAAGGGCTGCATGTAAGGCTCAGATGACGAAGAAGATGATCAATGAGGTTGAGCAAGTCTTTTAAAGAATGTGGCAACCCCCACTGACGGCTGGGGTTGCCACTTCAACCTAATATGATTGGATTAAACAAAGGAAGATGAAGCTGTTTGAAGTTCTCAACTTTAGTGATAAGGGGGTATTGGCGCTGGAGCGCATCGCTGCCGCTCTGGAGGTGGTGGCCATCCATTACGCTAAAGAGGATAAGATCTTCTACACTCCTCCTCATCGGGCTAGTCTGACCAGCCCGGATGAGGCTGACGTTCTTAACATCAGCGATGCTCAACGTGTTAAGTGGGATCAAGAAGCCCACAAAGCTTTTGAGGCTGAGGGACTCCAGTATGATCTTTTTGATGAGGAGCATCTTAGTGACTCTCAGATTGCATGGGTAGAAAAACAAGAACCAAAGATGGAGATTCCTCTCCAATCCACCATGTCATGAAATATGACGTTGCAGCTCAGCTCAAAAATAAGGCAACAGTAATCCCTATAGCACCACCCAAGATTAAGGTTGTTAGAACAGCCAAGACTGTTAGGAAGAAGGGTGTCAAAGAGGATGCAGCGGTGCTTGTCAACGCCGCTCTAACTGAAACCAATGCCCTTCAGCGGATTGAAGAGACAAAGGTGGTGCCCCGTCAGATATATGAGAATGCGGTGGAGCAGTTTGTGGAGATGGTAGGGGGGAGGGATCGTGTTATTGATGTGCTCCTTCTGACTCCCCCTGAGCTTCAATACAGTGTTGAGGTCCACAAACTAGTGACCGATGCAGACTCATCTGTTACACCCATCGCTGATTTGGCCGTTAAGCATCGAATCCCAATTGCTTCCCTCGTCAGGGCTTATAAGGCAGCCCTCTTGTTGAAAGTGGAGGTGGAGGCAGTTAATAGCATCGCTCTCCATGCGGCGGTGGTGGCACAACAGACTGCCGAGGATGCTCAGAACAAGTATTCTACCTGTTCCAAGTGCCGTGGCACAGGTAGAGTCTCTATCATCCAAGGGGGAGAGTTCTTACTTACCCCAGATGGGGATAGGGTGATGAGATTGTGTTTTGAGTGTGATGGGTCAGGGGAAGTGTTCAAAGAGCACTCTGCCCAAGACCGCTCTGCGGTCTTGCGCACCATCAAGATTGGGCTTGAGGATAAGCCTCAAACCGTTGTTAACGTTAACAATAAAACGGCCAATCTCAACTACACCCCTGGTGATGGGGCGGGGGAGAGCCTGATGAAGGCGGTTCATCGCATCCTCCATCAGAATCCAAAAGATGTTGTGGATGTAGAGGTAATTAGTGTTGAAGGTATCACTAAAAACTGAAGAGGACCTTTTAGTTGAAGTGTTTATATCGAATAGCATTCCAGTTCTTACAATATCAAATAAAACCATTAAAGAGGGTTTCTTCATCAACGGAGCAAAAAATCTAACCGTTCTCAGAGATGCCTTGAATAGTGTACTCAGCAAAGATAACAGCTAAAAGCGCCGCCGTCATAGAGTCCTCCCTCCCCATCAGACTGTGTGAACACAGTCTGGGGGAAGTGGATGATTTCCGCTATCGCCTTGATAAGCTCATTCACCCAGACTCTACAGATAAGAATTTCAAGCTCATTCGTACGCTCACAGAGGATGAGCGGAGGTTCATTCAAAATGAACTCTTGATGAGTAAGATCAATTATCCCTATTGGGCTACTCACTACGCTTGGATTAAGACAGATAAGGGATTTGAGGATAGGATCAGGTTTTGGGAATCACAGGAGATGATACTGAGTATCATCTCCAACCTTGAGGAGGCTGAGAAGCCCATCCTCCTTATAAATTTGAAGGCCCGTCAGATCGGGGCATCCACAATATATGAGTCCATCCTCACCCACAGGGTGATCACTACTCCCTCCGTCACTGCCATCCTAGCCGCTGATGAGCCTGGGCAGAGCGAATTCCTCTTCAACATGATGGAGCGCTTCTACAACCATCTGCCGTGGTGGATGAAGCCTCATCGGGAATTTCATGTCAAGGGGACGCAGATGTTTTTTGACCAAATTGACTCCCTCATCATCGTTGACAGCGGAAACCGCCGTCAAGGGGGGATTGGGCAAGGGAAGAGCGTCCAACTTGGTCACCTCAGCGAGCTGGCGACATGGCAATACCCCGATATGATCACAGAGGATTTGATGCCAGCCATTGAATCGGGGATGAGTCCTAGGACATTCTTTGTGATGGAATCTACAGCTAAGGGAGAGGGGAATGATTGGCATAACTGGTGGCGTTTAGCTAAGCGGAATAAGTTCCATGGCTTCACCCCCATCTTCATCCCCTGGTACGCTATCAAAGAGAAGTATGCCGCCAATCCTCCAGGGGGTTGGGTGCCAACCAGCGTCACAGAGGGTATGAGAGCTTCTCTTAGAGGATCTAGGGGTGTGGAAATCACCAACAAACAGTCTTATTGGTGGGAGAAGACCTTTGAATCTTATAGAGAAGATAACAAGCTCAATGAGTTCTACAGCGAATATTGTGTCGATGGGGATGCCCGTGTAGGTTCGGCGGTTGGAATTCGTTCTCTAGCAAAGTCAATTGGAACTTCCATGACGGAAGCTGCAATAACCGAAGGCACGATTGTAAATCACAAAAAGATGGGCAGCCAAAACGTGATTGAGCTTCAGACCAAAAATGGACGGCGTTTAAAACTAACCCCGGAGCATAGAGTAGGTTTAGATTCTGGTGAATGGAGAGAAGCAAGCCAGTTAAAGCCAGGAGACAGGATTAAATTAACTCCTCCAATGTTCTCCACGGACATGCACGGTGTTGATGTGTCTGAATTGCCATGCGTAAAATCAATGGTGTCCATTGATGTTGGCTTTGCCCGCTTTTTAGGATACTTTATGGGGGATGGTTGTTTTTATAAAGACAAGGTATTGATTGTCTGCGACTCCAAAGATGAGGATGTGATCCAAGATGTAGCTTCTCTGATAAGGATGTTGTTTGGAAAAGAACCAAAATTGGAGAGATTCAAGGGGCATGTTAATATCTTTATTTGTGATATCAGACTGAAATCCATCTTCAAGGCCCTTGGGCTGATTTCGCCAAAACCTCATGTAGAAGGCCGATCTTCGGGATATAAGCGGAAAGTGTGCGTCCCAGAATGCATTTGGTTAAGTCCAAAGCCAGTAATCAAGGAATTCCTGCGAAGTCTTTTTGAGTGTGATGGTCACTCCTATCCTTACACAACCCGTGTGAATTTGTTCTCGGCAAAAGAAGATTTCATTAGAGATATTCAATTACTGCTGTTGGGATTTGGTATCAATGGAGAAATTCTCATTGCGAATAAGATAGCGGGAGATGGACATAAATACATAGGAAGAAAACTGGAACTGGCGGCGAATGCAACTCTTGTGTTCTTCAATGAGATTGGGTTTATTGGTTCAAGAAAAAATAATACCTTCAAGGTAAGAACAAAAGGCAGAAATGGTAAACCACACGAAATGATTGATGTGGTTATTGCCACCAACCCCGCTGGATTGTGCGAGGTGTATGACATTACCGTTGACAAGTCTCATAGTTTTGGGGCCAATGGTATTCTAGTCCACAATTGTAGCGATGATGAAGAGTCGTTTCAGTCATCGGGGCGCTCCGTCTTCCCCATGGACAAACTGATGAAGTTGAGGCAACAAGCAATGGCAATGTTGCCAAAGGTAGAGATGTATGAGATCCAAGAGAGAGGGTAAACCCTCTCCAAAAACACCAGAGTGTATCCACACTCTTCACTGGACGGGTATCCAATATATTGGAGCTGATGGACTTCGCCTCTACTACTGTTGCCAGTGCGGCTCCAAGAGGCTCTACGCCCACCGCCTCGCCCCCATCACTCCCCACACCAACTGTGGCTCTTACACCAAGGACTCCGCCCCTGAGCCTATCAAAAATAGGCTCAATAAGAAGAAGTAATGGAATCTATCACAAAAACCCCCAACCCAGAAGGGAAAATTGATCTTTACACCATTGGCAGCCGTCACCACTTGAGCAGGCTTGGGGGGTGGGACTTTGACCCCGAGATCCCCCCCATGAACGCCCTCATCATGTATGAACCGCCAGACCCCAAGTTTACCTATACTGTTGGAGTTGATCCAGGGTGGGGGCTTGGGGCGGACAGATCAGTCATCCACGTCCTCAGGAATGGAACGATGCACTCTCCCGACACTCAGGTGGCTGAGTTTATCAGCGATGAACTCAATGTTCATGCTCTCACTCCCATCTGCTATACCATTGGCTGCCTCTACGGCAACGCCTCAGAAGAACTTGAGGCACTCATGTCAGTGGAGTGCAACATCTCCGATGATATCGTCCACAACCTGCGCTTCAAATACAACTATACCAATCTCTTTGTGTGGAAGTATTATGATAATGTGAAAAGGATGTTCTCCAACAAGTTGGGATGGTGGACCAACGCCCGCACACGTCCCAAGCTCATCAATAAGGCCATTCAGTATATCCAGAAGGAGTGGTGGAACATCCGTTCCCCCTGGATGATTTATGAGATGAGAAAGATTAAGAAGCAAGACGCAGATGCTCAAGCCCGTGCCTCAAGTGGCTTCCATGATGATATTTTTATGGCGGGGGTTATTGCCATGTGGTCAGCACATGATCTTGAGTTCTCAGAGGAGTTTGGTAATGAAGAGGTGGCTGTTAAGAGGGATAGAGTTAAGGGGGAGGTTGAGGCGTCTCAGACGACGCCTCCACCTATTGGAGAGCGAAGGGATTTTCAAAATACCGCCACCACCTACCAGCAGATGCAGAATTATGGGGATTCCCTCTTCTCTGATGGTTGACACCCATCAAAAGTCAATGATATAATGCACAATACTTTATTGCATGATTGCACATAACCAACGCTTACTGACATGGAGATGCGCGTCCATGGGGAAATTGATCAGCTTCGGGAAAAGTTGGTAGATCCTCCAGAATTGTGTTATAATGAGATACCCTAATGAAACTATCCCTCTACATCCCTGACCACCAATTCGAGGAGTTGGAGCTGTTAGCGGCTCCAAAGTCGGTGGAGGCTTTCATTCTTGATCGGCTGTCACTCCTCCAAAAGATAGATACCAAACAACCCTACATCATAATGGATGGCCCCCATCTCACTCAACTCTCCCTCCTCCTCAATGGCCTGTTGATCAGATCAGCAGATGACCTAATCAAAGAGATAAGGCGCACCCAGCGGGTGAGGGTGGATGGGATTGATGTGACCCTGGACAGTGATACGCTATCCATGCTCTTCAGTCAGGCGGAGGGGATGGGAATTGAGCCCGAGGAATATATCAGACAGGCTGTGGTGAATGGTCTAGAGTTTACCTGCGGCGCAGCGGCAACGATGCCCTACATCAAATGAGCTTTCGTGTATGGATTAGTGGCAATGCTCCGCCTGTTTCTAATCACTATGATTGGTTTCTTCTGGAATTTGGTGGTGATCTAGGAAAACTTGCCGCTGCTTCAGCCTGGAAACTTCCACTCCGTCTCTTTAGTGATGACAGAGATCTTTTGGAGCGCTTCCTCGGAATCTTAGATGAAGAATATGCAATGACCTTGAATGATATTTCCACAGTGAAGTTAAATGACATTGAATTCACGGAAAGAGGGTAAATGAAATGGAACCACTATTCATCCTCGGCTTCACCCTTGGTCTTCTGGTAGGGGTCATCATGTATATGAGGCGCTCTCATAAGTAATGCCACTTCGTGAATTTAGTTGTTGTGCCAATTACCAAGAAGTCTACCACCCATCCATAGAGCCATCTCAAGTTACGCCCCCCACTTGTAAAACATGTGGAAGTGCGATGGTGATGATGATCAGCATCCCCAGGGTAGATACCTCCAGCACCTTCAAACCCTTCTCCTACACTGGTCTAGATAAACGGGAGTGGAGTATCAATAATCTCCACGATCTCAGAAGGGTTGAGAAAGCATATCAAGCAACAGGCCACAACATCCGCTTCGATGCCTACTCCTCAGACCAAAACAACCCCAATGATGTGGATGGGTTTGGCGCTCCCTACAACCCTCGGGACGAGAATGTCTCAACGCCAGCTCCCAAGATACATTCAAAACAATCTAACAAATAAAAGATGCCCCTCATCAATGTTGAAATCCCCCGCCACACCGAATACCTCAACCGCTCCTGGTACGAACATCCCAAAGAGATCTACTGCGTCTGTGGCTTTAGACTAATAGGGCACCGCCGCCACAAGGGCCACTATCTCGAAACCTCCTACACCTGTGAACAACAAGAATGTATGAGAGAAGTAGTCTTTAGGTGTGGTCTTGATGGTTCTACCAAGGTCCCCGAACGCCTGAGTTAACTAAAGGTTAACTCATTGAGTAAAAAGAGATGGAAATCTCCCCAACCTACAATACCCCCAACAACACTCCCATCCCCGCCATTCGTCCAGCGTCCTCCTCCCCTCTTATTCAGACGCCATCTTCCATCCCCCCCTCTGGCTATGAAACCTCCGTTCTTGGATGGATGGTTGAAGCCCTCCGAGAGGGGCAAGCCTTCCTTACCAGCGAAGAGGGGGAAGAAGATGTTGACGAAAATATCAAGATGGTGATGGGCGAGTACCCTCGTCTGAAGGCGGAGCTTGATATTCCAGAGTACCGCTCCCGTCACTACCTTAACCGGCTTGGGAAGAATATAAATGACATTGCCAGCGCAATCACTGATTTTAGGCCCACATGGCGCTACAAGACCTTCAACCCTACCTACCAAGCGCAGGGGGATATCCTAGACAAGTTGTCGGTGGCGTGGTGGTACAACCAAGTCATTGACCTAAAGCTTCAACTTGTCGTTAAACAATCGTTGGTGGCGCGGACGGGCTACGCTCACATCGTCTTTGACCCCATGCTCTCAGGCGGGTTTGGGGATTGTGATCTCATTCCTAGGGATTATCGTGAGGTAATCCCCATCCGCCCCAACAGTAAACTATCCATCCAAGACGCCCTGGGCGCCATCATCCACACCCGCAAGAGTGTGAATTGGGGGAGAGCCCGCTACCCAAACCGCTCCCACAATATCACGCCCACCGTTGAAGGCTCTTCCTTTGCCAAGATCAATACTCGTTTTAGGACAGGTAATTCAGCCCTTGACTACTTAGATGCTCAACGTGGGAAAATGAGAGACTTTAACCTCCCCACTTATGACCACTATGAGGTCTATGTCCATGATGACTCCATCAACGCAGGTCAGGCTCAAGTATGGATTGGCCCCGGACCTGAGGGAGAGAGCCCATGGGGTTATTGGGTTCAACCCAACCGGCCCTTGTATCCAAGGGGCCGGTTGATGGTCATCGCCAACATGCAAGTTTTGTTGTTTGATGGACCCAATCCCTACTGGCATGGGATGTTTCCAATAGTCAAACTTACCCTAGATCCGTTTGGGTGGAGCTTTTTGGGTAAAAGCTCAATCGCTGATGCCAAAAGCCCTCAGATGCTCTCCAATGAGCTTCTGAGGGGTACTGTTGACATTCTCAGGAAGAATGTAAGGCCGGGGGCCATCATAGATAAGAATGCTATGCCACGGGCTAAAGCTGAGCGCCTTGATACCTCTCGTCCTGGGTGGGCAGCCTACATCAATCCAGGGGTTGGACAGGGAATGGTCTTAGAGACCCCGCCCCAAGTGCCAATGGCGGCTCTTGAGATGAGGAGAGAGCTGGCTCAAGACATTGATTATGTGATGGGTGTCCTTGATATGAGGGCTCTGGCCCAAGTTCAACAGATGCAAGGGACGGGGGATGTAGAGCAGATGCTTGAGCATCTTGGACCCTCCGTTCGCATGCGCGGACGAGTGTTAGAGGTCTTCCTCCGCGAGGTTGGAGATATCATGAAGGGGAATTTTTTCCAATTCTACAACCGCTCTCGCCGCTTCCAGATCCTTGGGGCTAAAGGTCTCCAAATGGAGGACTTTGATTTTGATCCAGGCACCCTCGTCCCAGACTTTGCCAACTCAAATCTCAACGATCAGGAAATGAATCGCTTCTACGCGGGGTCTACCCTCAGACCTAGGGCTGAGAGAGCGCAGGAGCATATCCACTCCTTCCAATTCCACCTCGAACCAAACTCCCTGCTCAACCTGACAAAGGTTCAGAAGCAGATGATGTACTTTCAACTCTTCAGGGCTGGCGGTCTTGATCTCATCACCCTCTGGGAAGCGCTGGAGATACCCAACACAGGAGCAGAGAATGCCCCAGGGACGGTGATGGAGAGGATGCAGATGGCCTCCCAAACTGGACTCACTGGAGCCATCTCCAGTGCTGGGCGGAAGTCCTCGGGAGAAGGGCTTCCTAGGATGAAGATGCAAGAGAGTGGTTAATGGCTGAACGAAATCTCTTTAATTCATTAATGCCAAAGGACCTTCTTCCTGATACTGTACCTTATGCACAGACTACACAATTACGAATTGACAAGAGTGCAACAGATAAATATGGGGCTAGGGCATTTTTTAGAGAAGAGCCGCCTCAACAACAAAACATTGGGTGGAAAAATAAAGGCACTCCAACGGCATTTTTTGAAACTCCTTGGGTTGCTGCTCTTCCAAGTGTAAAGATGCACGAACTTGGTCATGCTATTTGGTTCAGTGATTTATCTGCCAGTCATATGGATGAATGGGCAAAACTGCATAATTCAGAGCTGCAACAATTAAAAAAGAAGTATGCAGGATCAGGCCGCTGGCCCTGGTTGGGAGTTACTTCTTCTGTTGATTCTCCGTCTCAATCTTTTGCAGAATCTTTCTCTCAATATGCTATAGATCCAAATTACTTAAAGCAGCATCAACCTGAAGTATATAAATACTTTAGCAAGGTACTAGGTTTTGAATACTCCCGTAAAACTCAACCGATTCCTATGGAAAAGCCACAGTTCCCTAGGGATTAACGTACAATCTCTTGACACCTAACCCCCATATTTGATATAATCTCAAATATGCCCCTCACCTCAAGTGGCTACAAAGTGATGGCCAACATGAAACAGCAATATGGTGAAGAGAAGGGGAAGCGTGTCTTCTATGCCTCCATCAATAAGGGGAGGTTGAGCCGCCGCAAGATGGAGGGCAGGCGCTCTCGTTCCAGATGATCATTCTAATTAAACTCACCGCCTTCAAACTCTTCACCCTCATTGCTGTCATCGCGGCGGCAATTGCCACCGCTGTGAAGAAGTGAGAAAGATGAAGAGCATGAAGGCTCCTACCTCATCCTCAAAGAAGGGCTACCGCTCCCTTGGAACCCGCATGACGAGTTCTAGAGGCTCTAGAGGCGGCGGACGAGGCAGCCGATAGGGTTCTGATGAGTTAAATGGCGCGCGGTGGAGCAGTGGCCGCTCGTTAGCCCCATAAGCTAAAATAAGCCAGTTCGATTCTGGCCCGCGCAATCTGAGCCACTCAAAGTGGCTCAGCCCTCATTCCTACAAATAAGATGCTCCCTCCTCCCTCCACTCATCTCCTCGACGGACCTCCCCAATCACCGCCAGGTGCCCAAGGAGGTCCCCCTTCTCCCGCCTCCTATGCCTCTATGACACCTCAGCACCAACTCCCTGAATCCACAGAGATGATGGCGGGGCGAGCATCAATGATCTTACAACTTGGTGCCGCTATCTCAAAGGCACTAAGTGAACTATCTCAAATTTCTCCTGAAATGACCGCCGTCACAGCTCAAATCGATCAACTGTTAAGAGGCGGTCTCAATTCTGTCTTGAAGCAAGGACCTGGGCAGCCGGAGTCCCCCCCTCCTCCAATTATGCCACAAGGAATGGGTCAAATGACTCAAACTCCTAACATGATGAGGAGTGGGTTGGAAGGCTAAGCTAGGGTCACGGAGGCTATAGACAATGCCGTTTGAACTGAACGCCTTCCTTGACGATGTTCTCAAGGATGTGCAGGTGGATAAAGCCCAGGTCGCCACGCTCCTCTCTAACCCAGAGGTCCTTAAGCGTCTTGAAGAGTCTGTGATGCGCCAAGGAGATTACTCCAAGCGCATGTCTGACCTTCAAAAAGCGAACACTGAAGTGCAAACCTACCGCACTCAGTTGGAGACTTGGAAGTCCAGCGCCGACACTGAACTGGCTACAGCTAAGGCTCATGCGGATGCTCTCCGCCGCGCCACGGCGGAAGCTGGTCTCAATCCAGCGGATTACCTCTCCCAAACCTCTGGTTCACTCCCCAAACCTAATGGTGAGGGTGAACCCACTGACTCTATAAGCCGGAAAGAATTTGAAGCAACCGTCAGCAACATCCAAACCCAGGGTGTTGGCCTAATGGCCAGCATGAACAAGATTGGAATGAAACACTTCACCCGCTTTAAGGAAGTGCTAGATACCGATGTCCTTGTTCAACTCTCCCTCCAGAAGAACGTCCCCATCGATGTAGCATATCAGATGCACATTGAGCCGTTTGTTCAAAAAGAACAAACAGCTTTGATGGAGCAGATTAAGAAGGACTCTTTTGAGGAAGGGCGCAGATCAGTCATCGCCAACACAAACTTCCCAACCGACACCTCCCGCTATGGGGATGTGGTCAACTCCCTTGACCGTCTTGATAACAAGATACCCAACGAACAGGTGGGGTGGAAATCCGCTGCCGACGCACTCTCCAAGAAGATCTTCTCCGGCGCTACCCAATAAGATTGTGAGCTTCCTCCGAGGAAGCTCAGATAAGATTGGGTAGATTTAATAGGAAATAGAAATGGCCTTTCCCAACATCGCAGATGAGATTGCTGTACTCACTAAACAGCACATCGTTCCTGGCATAATTGATGGGGTTTTTAAGCATAGTCCCCTCTTAGCCTATATGAAGGCTAATGGCCTTCAACGCCATCGCGGCTCCACCTTTAAGTTCCAAGAGAACTTCACCTACAAGCCCATGATTGGCGGTGCCTACACAATTGGCACCAGCTTCGATATTTCCAAGCGCCGCACCCTTGAAGGAGCGACCTTTGATCTGAAGCATCACTTCGTCAACGTGACGGAGCAGAAGGAGCACCTCCAGATCTACAATAAGGGTCCAGAAGCTGTCTTCAAGTTGATTGAGGCTGATTTAAATACGGCAGCCCAAACGATGAGTGCCATCCTCGCCATCGAAGCCTATGGAAATGGTATTGATGCGGGCTCCACCGCTAAAATGAATGGCCTCGCTGAAGCTATCAATGATGGGACCACAGCTAGCTACAATGGTAACACCTATGCCAACTATGGTGGTGTGACCCGCTCTTCCGTCAGCCCGGCCCTAACAGCCAAGGTGACCAACGTCAACGGACCCCTCACTTATAAGGCCCTTGAAGAGGGATACAACGATGTGGGGCTCGGGGCTATTGTCCCCAACCTCCGCGTGACCACGCGCAGGGGACTCTCCTATCTTAAGGAGAAGTTCCATCCCCAGATGAGGGTGACGGTTCAAGACCCCAAGGTTGGATTCAATGGAATTCAGTTCAACCAAGCCATCGTCATGCAGGATAGTTATTGCCCTGGCGCTCAAGGAACTAATGATGCCGATCTGGGTAATTACCTCGACGCGGATGGTGAAACGCTGTGGATGCTCGTAACTGACTACCTCAGGATGTGGGTTACCGATGACCCAGAGTTTGGTTTTGGCTTCAGCGGCTTCAAGTGGGCTCAGGATTCCACAACCGTCGCTGGTCAATACTTCGCATCCGTCAACATCACATGTCAAGCTCCCCGCTTGATGCATGCAATGCACACCATCACCGGGTAATAGGAGAAAAATATGGCTTCAAATCGACAAAGAAATCAGGCAATTTGGTTGGATGGTGGAGTTACCACATCCCTCGGGGCCACGCTCTTCATGCCCGGCCAACTAGGTTCCATCTTCACCAAGGATGGAAAGACTTATCAACTGGTCAAGTTCCTTGACTCAGTTGTGGTTAACAACCTTGTCTACTGGTCTGACGAAGATGATTTTGTTGTGACCACGGTCCTCAACCGCAACAAGCCCGCTGGCGGGGCTCTTGGGACAGTGGCGGCTGCATCCCATGGGTTTATTCAGACTGGCGGGCCAGGAAATGTTCTGGAAGACACATCTGTAACAGCCAACAAAGATGAGGTTGTGGCTGCCGCCAATACAATGGCGTTTGCTGGTACGACTTTAAAGATGGCTGTTGGAAGAGAGATTACTGGTGCTTTCACAGCAACTACTGGCCGATCTGGTTTTCCTATGATCGGTTATTTCACTGGCGCTGCTGTCGCTGGCGTTGCTCCAATCGTCTGGCAACTCGCTGGACAGCAGTACGGAGTGTAAATGGCTGCACTCACCGCAACAAATCTCGTCTTCACCATCTTTGGGGATAAGCAGGTCATCATTGCGGATGTAGCTACTATCGCTAACAACGATACGTGGGCTGTCCCTGGGATGGGACTTGTGGAACAAGTCCACATCACAACGACTACCGCTACTGCTGGTCAGTTTGTTGGAGCTACCCGCTCCGGTGGCACTGTTACCTTCAAGGTTGAGGGTGGAACCCCCACCGCTCGCGTCACAGCTATTGGCGTATAAGTTGGGAGGGTAAGTGGCTGACACCCTCCAATCCATGTCCCGTGAGATCCTCCTCTTCGCTCCAGGGTGCCCAATCCTGTTGGCGGAGAGATGGATTAGGGATCGCTACCGGGAAGTGTGTCGGAAGTGGCTTTGGTCCTTCAAGGTCGCTGAGGGGGAGTTTTCGACTCCAGCCGTCTATAATACCGGCACCATCACAGTCACCAACAACTCTACAGCCATCGTTGGCGCTGGAACCACCTTCACCAGCGCCATGGCAAACCGCCAACTTCAGGTTGGCGGGTTCACTTTCAACATCAACACTTTTACCGACACCACCAACCTCGTCATTGACCGTAAGTGGCAAAGCGCGACGGCTGCCGCTCAAACCTACTCAATTGTGCAGGGGTGGATCACACCCGCCGAAACAGATTTCCAATCCTTCCTCTCAGTTGTTGATCCATCCAACAGTTGGCGCATCCGCCTCCACTTCAACTACAGAGATCTTGATCGTATTGATCCCCGCCGTGCCTCATCAGGAGTGCCAACCTTGTTGTCAGCAAGGTCCTACAACAGCAGTGGGGTGCCCCGCTTTGAGTTGTGGCCCTACTCCACCTCCATCCGCCAATACACCTTCCTCTATGAAAAAGCGGTGGCGGACCTCTCAGCCACCTCTGACAGCCCTGCCGCTCCCGTCAGTGGAGATGCTCTGGTGTGGGGGGCGGTGGCGGATCTGTGCAGGTGGCCCGGCACTGAAACATATAAGAACCCCATGTTCACCCCCCAAAACTACTTTGCCCTCGCCCGTGAATATGAAGCGAAGTTTGTGGATAGGGTGGATCAACTCAACAAGATAGATCAGAACATCTATCTCACCGATCTCTTGCAGTATCAAGAGATCCCATGGGCTCCCCTCGACAGCAAATTCATCCAAAACCATGCGTTTGCATAAGCAAACGCAATAGGAGAAGAAAAAATGGACAGCGGTTTCACAGATTTCATGAAAGAGACCAACATCACCCCTGTTGCTCCTGGTGGTGCAACAGAACGCCCCACTCTCAGGAATGCTACAGATCACGCGGGGGATACAGATAATCAGTTGGGCGGGGTAACTCCCAAGGAGTTGCCCGAGAACAGCTTGAAGATGGGGGGATAACCGATGGCAGCCGTCTTCCTCCTTGCCACTGCTACCGTCTCTGGAGCTGACACTGCCACCCGCATCACCCCTGACGCTACCCGTGTCGTTGCAAGGATGGCAATTATCCAAGCAGCGGCAGCGAACACCGCCAACATCTTCGTAGGAGACTCCACCGTTCAATCTAGTGGTACTCCAAAGGGGATAGCCTTAGCAGCCAAGGAGTCTATCTCCTTGGGTGGTATTAACAACGAGATTCAGCTCCACGAGATATATTTTGCTTCCTCAACTACATCCCAGAAGGTTAATACCTTCTACATCGAGGGCTAACCCCATCTGATGGGGTTATAAGGTAAGAGATTATGTCTTACAGCGGCATCAACCTCCTAAGACCCAATAGCAACCCCGTTATTGGCTACGCTCTCGGTGTGAATATGAACATCACCACAGACCAAGCCATTTCCATCTCTGGGGCCAAATACGTCATTCGCAAGGTTGTGGTTTGTAACGCATCCATCAACCTCACCATCGCCGCTGGGGGTGTTTATACTGCCACCTCCAAGGGAGGTTTTGCTGTTGTTGCTGCGACTCAAGTATATTCTGCTTTATCAGCAGCAGCTAGATTCGTTGATCTTACCTTAGCTGCTGCTACTGACACTCGTACTGAAGCCACCCTCTACCTCTCCTTGACGACAGGTCAGGGCGCTGCCGCAACAGCCGATATCTATATCGTTGGAGATGTTTTACCAACCTAATATGATAAATAAACCAGATCAAGTATGTCCCAACTGTGGTTACTGCCCCACCTGCGGCCACTCTAATACACAGTGGGTTTTTCCAGTTTACCCCGCTCAACCCCAACCCATCTGGACTAACCCTCTCCCTTATATTACTCCTTACAACACTCCTTTCATCGTATGCCAACCATCGGAGACGACGGGGTCTTCCTCCAGCTAAATTCCACAACCATCTCCATAGGAGATTCGCCCATGGGGCTTATCTACCGTGAAGTGGGGAGACCTATCTCTACACATATTGAGCTTCCTCTGAGGAAGCTCAAGTGGTGGGAGCGGGTATGGAGAGTGTTGAATATGGATGTGAAGGATTTGTTTTGGTTGATTTGGAGTAAGTTTCGCTAGTGGCAACCACAGCTCTATATAGAATATCCAGTAATGAGGTTGTTAAGGTTAGTCTAACGGGCCAAACCTTTGCAGACAGAGACGCTATATATTGGGGTGTTCTTAATATCCCTATACTAACTGATGGGTCGGTTGTTCAACCATTCCGCGTATTGGGGTCAGCCAAATTTGCTGTAGTTGGCTCCAACACGGTCCGCAACGCCACCCAAGCCGAGATTGACACCTTTGCCAGTCTTGAACAGACAGATGCCAACAACCAGGACTCATCTGAAGCTATCAACTTCTTCCAGACGCATCCGCGATTTAGAAAGGCATTCAAGGCTTTTGCTCAACTCACCATTGATGAGATCAATATTCTACGCGGCCAGATCATTGGCGCGGCCACATTGGTGTGGGACGCCCCCAATATGGCCAACGCTTCAGGCGCAACGTCCCCCAACATCAGTGTCACAGGAGCGGCTTTTGGGGATTTTGTCGAGGTCGCCGCATCAATAAGTTTTGCTGGGTTGATTGCATTTGGTTATGTCTCTGCTGCAAATACGGTCGTGATTCGTCTGCACAACGGTACTGGTGGTGCAATCAATCCAGGATCGGCTACATATAACGTTGCGGTGCGCCGTGATGTAGCGCTTGCCGCTCGCACCAAAGTACAAGCCTTGACGGCGCTGACCGCCGCTGTCAGCGCGAACGACTGATGGGACAAACGAATCAAAAGTATCCAGTCTTTGAGGCGGCACTCAGCCTTGAGGACGCAGCCGCGCACACCAGCGGCACGAAGGAGCGCAAACAGGTCGGGGACATCATTGGGATACGCAAGCCTCTTGGCTATGTGGGGTCGGGTGAGATGCACCGTTATCTCTGGCTGTGGTTGGAAGGTCTAGAGGAAAATGAGATGGCTAGGTTGACTGATCCGCTCAGCGCTGATCCTCTCAATGAGGATTCACAACACTTCGACAAGCGCCGCTATGCGATCCCGTTGGAGCGATTGAAGTCTGTTGTCCCTTCGTTCAACATCGCACGTGCGTTAGATGTCGCGGATATGTATCAGCCATTCTTGATGCCAGATCTTGAATCTCCATTCCGGCATCTGACAAGCCCGCGTCCACTGAATGCAAATGGGCTCGTGTTTGATAAGTTGATAATGAGGTTTATCTAGTGGCAAGCGCTCGCCGAGCTGGAACGAATGAAGCCATATTCACTTATGGCAGCGGACAGGACTATACACTGCTTTCAACGTGGGAAGCCGCAACGGATAACAACAACACCACTGGACTTTCCGAAGTCAGCATCAGCAATGTATCAGTGGCCCGTTTTCTTGCTGACGAGTCCCTGACGTTTTCATCTTCTGGTGCCACCGCCACGTGCCGTGGGACAAACAGGGCTCGTACGAAGATGTGGTATCTGGTTGTAACCGGGACGCCTACCACGGCGGACACGATTACTGGAGCTACGAGTGGAGCAACAGCGGACATCGACACCATCGACAGTTTGTCCACTGGTGTTTCCCCTGTTATTGAATGCTTGAGCGGAAGTTACGTGGAAAATGCTGTCGCTTTAAGTGGGTCAACCAACGATAACGTATACTTTCGGATCATTAGACCACAGCCCAACAATTTTCCAACTGGAGTTCGCGCCACTGGTCCAATATTCTCGGCCACCACTGTTGGCGTGATTATTAATTTCGCTGAGCTATTTTCGCAAGTTCAGGATCTTTGCGGAACGGCGAGTTGGAATGATGGAACTAACCGCGCAATGTGGAGAATTACTGGCGCTGCTTCCGGAGATAACGCGTTTGTGGGGTGCATCGCGTACGCAAGTTTGAATAGCGGTATTGGTAATGGCCGCGGTTTTGAGGTATCGATCAATCTCGCTGCAGCTAAAAACTCCTTTTTTGTGGATTGTCTCAGTGAAAATAACGAAGACGCCCAGTTTTTGGTGAATGGAACAAACGTCACTGCCTATTTATATAATTGTACAGGCATTGCGAATACGGCCATTGGTGTTGGGACATTCTACCAATTGGGTGGCACCGCTGTGGCAAAAAACTGTCTCGCTGTTAATAGCGGTACAGATAGTGCATTCCTTGGCACGTTTACAATGACTAACTGCGCATCCGACGATGCAACTGCTGTTGGTACGTCGCCACGCATCAATCAAACCTTCACCTTCGTCAATGCCGGAGCGTTTAACTATCATCTTGCCGCGGCGGATGCTGGTGCTAAAGGGTTTGGGACGGATCTTTCGGCGGATGCCACGTTTGCCTTCACTGATGATGTGGATAGACAAATGTGGTTGGGTTGGTCTATAGGATTTGACGCACCTAATCCACTGTGGAGGACACTCAACGTTCAACAAGCCTTAAACAGAGGAGCAACATTCTAATGGCGGAACTTTATCAAATCTTCAACGGCCCCATGCCCACCACCGCCTCTCAGGTGGCAGTAACGACTGGTACAGCCATCAAGACACTCCTCCAAGTCAAGCTTGGCACCCAGATGAAGGGGAAGATTATTGAATGGGGGATTAGCTTTGATGGCTCAGCGGCAGCCGCTCCCGGTATCATAGAGCTTTGTGAGACAGGGACGGTTTTTGCTACCGTCACCGCCTCCGCCTCAGCAGATATACATAAATTTGGTGATCCCAACGGAGTTGACCCAACCACTTCCGCTTTCATCATTGGAACTGCCGCAACTGGTTATACAGCCTCAGCAGAAGGAACTATCGTCGCAGTCCGTCAATTTGATGTTCAACATATCGCCCCCACCAACCAATATGTGAAGCAGTTCCCCCTAGGCCGCGAACCCGTTATCAATGTCTCAACAGCCATGAGGATTAGAGTGAAGTTTGCAGCGGCAATCAACGCTATATGCTATGTGGTGATTGAAATATAATGAGTATACAGACTTGGCAAGAAACCATTATTAATGGAAGCGTGGATGGTCCAACACTTACGGCTGCGGCGGCGGCTAGCTGCATCACAACACCTAGCCGGATTATCCTTCCAAACAATTACTTCTACATTGGTAAGCTATTCATAGAGCGGCTTCATATTAATGGCTAGATTTGGACGCTCCCAACCCTTTAAATCACTATTCAGTACCTGGTTATTCACCTACAGCGCCGCTGCTGATTTTGATGAGCTTCTAGGATGCCGTATATCCTTTGCTGTCCCTTAACCAATGGTGAGAGTCATATCATGGACTGGAACAATGCCCCCCACCAACGTAAGGGTGGTAGAAGTGCCTCTAACCGGCATACCAAACCCACTCCTCCTTCCCGTCGCCTCCAGTCAAGCCCCCCTCTTCTCAACCTATGATGCTCTCAACGTCCCCGGCCAAGCAGCAGGATTTAGTTATCTTGACCCTTTTAATGGCAGTCTAGTTCGTATTTGGAAATTGACTAGTGCAACGGTTCCATCGGTCAACACTTATTGTAATCATGGTTACGCGGAATATGGGCCGTTCGTCAGCCGCGCCTGGGGATCACTGTTGAAACATACCATCATGTTCAAAACCTCCTCCGATCAGGCTTGGCTGGTTGACTTTGAAAGAGGGGTTGGGTTTTCTAACTACCGCCAAATCACAGGAACCATCAAACCTGATGGTGATACAGGTTGGTGTTGGTCCAACGTCATCGGCACTGAACAGATAGGCTATGCCTTCAACAACTCTGGCGGCACCCTTCGCAAGGTAAATACTGCTCCCGCCACACCAGTGGAGGTGGTGAGTGGTTTCTTTCCCAAGGCGGGGTTTGGTACCGGCTTTGTCGCCCCACAGGTGATGCAGGACAAGGACGATACATGGTTCGTTGGCGGTAACTCGTCAACAGGAGGCACTCAACACGCTTGGAACAGCGTCACGGGCGTCTACCTGACGAAGACGCCGTCTCCGGCTGGCAATGATACCCGGATCTTGAGGGGCAATGGCCTTTTCGCCTACATCCAACTCACCGACGCCACCTACAGCGTGTGGGATCTGACTTCAGACACGATTACCGGGAACTATCCATTCTCCACCTTTGGCTCACACCCCGGGGCGGCCCAGAAATATACCTTCTCTCACGTCGGCACCTCCTTCATTTATACGGATATGTCCACGATTCCGCCCACAGTGACGAATGTTCCCGGTGGAGGAGGGGCCTTTAGTCACAACAACGGCTCCTGGATTCAAACTGGCCCCGTCCTTGATCAATGGATCACTGGGGCTCGTGATGAGAGCGTTAGCCAGTTCAACTTTGCCGTAGGCTATGTACGGTTGGGGGATGGGGACCGCCGGATTCTTTGCCACCACTACTCCGATAACTCGAACTACCTTGGCCGTCCGTTCGCAACAGCTAGCCCAGATGGCAGAGTTGTTCTCTTTGATTCTAGGATGAATGTCACATTTGGCAGGACAGATGTCTTTATTGCTGAGGTCCCACTAAGCTAATGGCTTCCGCTATCAATATCTACCTCTGCCCAGTCATCCGAGTGATAACTAATGGTGTCACCAGCATTGAGCCATCTATTTTAGCGGCGGCTCAGAGCAGCGGCCACCAAAGCTGTAGTGTTATTAGGAAGGGCAATCTTCCTTACTGCATTTTAGTGGTCCGATCCTCCAACTTTTCTGTTCTCAACTCACATCCTGACGCTTTCTCTATAACCAGTGGCGTTCAAGCTAGAATGGATGCCACCCTTTCATCCTTGGATAGCATTGGCTTTAACTCCCTAACCGCGTCAGTTCGTGGCAAACTAACTGCTTACGCAGCTCAAATGGGATTAACTAAGTCTTTTGTTGGAGCATCCCAGGGTGTGGTGATGAGGGATCTAATACGCCACCAAAATCCTTTTTTCAATGAATTTGCGTTTGATCAACTCGTCCCAGAGCTGAAAAGCTCCATTACTGACAATTTTGATCGTGTGGATTCTTCAACCTTGGGATCTGGTTGGTTGGCGAATGAAGTTGGAATGTGGTCCATTGTCACTAATGCCGCCAAGGGTTTCACAACCGCATTCAACAGCGTCATTCGTTCTGAAGCGTCTTTCCCAAATGATCAATACGCTCAAGCAGATCATAGTGGCACAACAGCTACCCCTGGTGTTATAATACGTTCTCCAGGAGTAGGTCTTTATCCATACTACGTCTTCCGTATCGCCAATTCCACCACTTTAGATCTCCGAGAGATGACATCCTATGAGGTGACATCCTTTTTAACAAGTTGGGCCATCACGGATGCAGCTCCACGTACTGTCAAGGGGCAAGCTGCGGCGGCTGTTCTCACAGGTTTCTTCAATGGCACGCAGTTATCTCCATCTCATACTGATGCCTCCCCTATCAACTCCGGCATCCCTGGTATGTTTGATGCTTCTAATTTTGTTTCACATGACAACTTTGAATGCACTGCCGCCACCTCCACAACCACCTTCACCCCAGTGGGAGGGATGATGATGCCACAAATTTCTTATAGGACTATCATCATTTAATCGTGGACTCAATGACCTCATCAGATGGGGTCAGAGGTAAAAATGGGTTATTTGTTAATCGACCACACTTCTTCCTTGCCTAGCATCCAAAAACAGTATGGTAAGAAGAAGGAATATGATACAATAAGCTGTAAGCACTGCCAAGCTGTCATCAAGATAGTGCATCGCCAACCTCAAGGCGCATTCTGCATATCTTGTGGGGGTCCCGTCTGTGACGTTCCAGCATGCACCTCCCGCTGTGAACCTTTCTTCAAAAAGATAGAGCAGCAGCTCTCCCGCCAACGATTCTTCTCTGACATTGAAAAGATGCAATTAGAGAAGAGTCATCAATTCTTCGATCGAATCTCTCCTAGGAGTTAAAAATGGCAAGATATACTGGTGTGAGGGGATCAATCACACCTGTTCTGACTAACGACAATTGGACCCTTCACGCTGCATCTGGTGAAAGCGGCAAGATCTTGGAAGTACATTGGGGTGGTGAAGTCACATCCACCAACCAAATGGAAACAGAAATAAAGAGGGCAACCACAGTAGGTGTGACTATTACCGCAGGTACAGCAGGTAAAGTACATCCAAATTCTCCAACCAACCTCTTGGATTTTGCGACAGGTTGGACCACGCAACCCGTCCTTACAGGTGGTACGGGTGTTGGCACCCTTTTTGGCACATCCTGGAATGCCCATGGTGGTGTTGTGAGATGGTTGGCTGCTCCTGGCGAGGAATTTATCGTTATTGGAATGGCATCCGCCGCAGCTTCAATCTCCTGCCGCAATTATGTGGGCACCTCCATCTCCAGTTATGGCTTAGTCTGGGACGAAGACTAACTCCTAATTAGCTAATTAGTTAGTTAAGGAGTTTAGGTAATGCCTGACTTCCTTTTCTGGAGGCGGTCAAAGCGCTTCACCGCCGAGACCGCCTACCAGATCAATGCTCAGGTCCCGCCACTAGACGATAACCCAGAGTCAAGTAAGAGCCTCCTTCCATCAACGGCTCCTGGACTCCTTAGGGTAGCTGCGCTCATCGCAGCTACCGTCCCCCTCCTTCTATCCTCCCCAGTCCACTTTACAAGTGAAAACTTAGCCGCCCCAGGGGTACAAGTCTATCCAGACCGCGCTCCAGGCCAACAAAGAGCAGCCCAAACAGCCTACAACGCCCAAATCCCTCCAGTAGTTGACATCGTATCTGGACAGGACCCAGTTACACCAGGTTCTGCACTATTCCCTTCCAGAGCCCCATCCCTCCTAGGACCACAGAGGGCTTCTAACACCGCCTACCACATCAAACTGTCTAGTCAGGAAAGGTTTGTTGCTGACTCTGACCCCCTTCCCCCTGGGAGACAACTTCTTCCATCTCTCTCCCGATCCTATACTTCTCTACAAGGGATCAATACTACAAGCCTCTCACCAGACTTGCTCCCTGCAAGTCCTGTTTATCCGTCTAGAGTTGCGCCCAAGGTTACCGCCCAAACTGCCTACAATCTAGCCCTCAGTCAACCAGTGGGGGCAGCAGAAGCCCTTCCTGAGGGTAAGTCTTTAATTCCTGATAAGGCTCTGGGTCCTTCCAGAGTAGCCAACTCTGCCTATAGTGCTCTCCTATCAACATTTGTAAACCTAGATGCTCTACAGGATGGGAAGCTACTCCTTCCTGACCATGCTCCTAGTCCAAGACGAGCAGCCAACTCTACCTATCGGGTCCTGCTCAGCAACTACCAAATTGATGATGCAGCAGCACCACAAGCTCTTCCAGAAGGGCGGCAATTGTGGCCATCTCTTGGCCACTCCATTCAAGTTAGTCATGGAATAAGTGGAAGCTCTCTTGCCCCTCCCTCTGATCTTCCAACTCCAGGGGTGTTTACTCCCCCTAGTGTTATCCCCCGTAGGGCAGGAAATGAAGCCTACCGCATCCTTCATGGCCTCATTCCTCCTCCAGATGCTATATTTCCTCCAGCGCCAACAAGTCTAACAAACCTAAGTTCTCCCCTTAAATCACATTTTCAACCCGCAACCTCCTATCAAACCTATTCCACACTTGGTTCTTCCATTACAGATCCCGTTGGAACAGGTTTTATCCCAACAGAAGCCAAGGGAGCAAAAAGGGCTTCCTCAACAGCTTATCAACTCCTCCTCAGCTCCTATCCCGTTGACTCCATAGGAGACATAAATCTTCCTGATGGGAAACCACTTCTTCCAGACAGAGCACCTTCCGCTCTACGTGCCCCATACTCTGCATACATCGCACTACAGTCCTCATTCATCACCCCAGAATCAGAACCCAGGGAGTTTATTCAATCCCTGCTCCCATCCATCGCTCCTGGACGACCCCGAGCAGCAGCTACAGCCTACATCATCAAATTCCCAACCTTCCCGGTTGAAGATGACGTCTTACCACCTCCCTCTCTAGGAGCTACAAGATTGGTCTTAGGTCACGATCCTGGTAGTGAAGTTTCCATAAATATGACCCCAACTTTAGGCCACTCATGATAGATCCTCAAGGTAAAATTACTACTACTATTGGAGTCCCCAAACGGCTCACTTTTAATCAATCTGATCCTACCCTCCGTTACCCTTGTCACGCCTTCATCGTGGAGGCTCTACCAACCAATGGGGGAAAAGTATATGTGATGAGGGGTAATAACGCATTTGTGGTTGGTACTTATGCCAATGTTGCTGCTGTTATTGCTATCCCAACTGTCAACATCATCCCCTCCTTTCAAGCTGGGTTTAGCGCTAGCGCCAATCCCTTTAATCTTGCTGACTACTACATTGATGTAGAACTTAGCAATGAAGGGGTTATTGTTACAGCTCTGGTTCTATGATATGATGTAACCGGAGGTTACATCACAATGGAAAAGACATTTGAACAACACTTGACCGAGGAGGCTGGACGGCTCTGGTTCCTGGTCCAACAACTTGCCTTCACCTCTCAACAGAGGGAGAGAAGGATCAAGGAGCTTGAGGACCGGGTGGTTGAGTTGGAACGTGAATTTCAGGAGAAAAAGCCCCTAGACTAAGATGGCCTACGCAGTCACAACCCGCTCGTCCCTCCGCACCAGGATCAGAGAGCGTCTCATTGCCACCTTCTGGGCTGACGATGAGATCAACCGCCTCATTGATGAGGCCCTAAAGATGTGGAATGCCCTCACCGGCTACCATCATCAGACGTCAACGGTCTCGTTGACGTCTGGGACACGTTTCTATGACCTGACAACCAACGTCGCCAACTTTGAGATTTTCCTGGGTGGGGAGCTGGATGACACCCACCCCTCCCCCACCTCCCTCCAAAGCCTTGACACCCTCATCCCAGCGTGGCAGGGAGCCGCTAACGCTACCATCAGCTATCTCGCTCCCATTGGGATGGACCAGATAGCTATCCACCCACCCCCTACAGCGACTACGTCGTTGTATGTGAGCAATGTGAGAACAGCCATCCTCCCAACCGCTGACGGTGATTTCATTCAGGTGGGGGAGGAAGATCTTCCCGCCATCGTTGACTGCGCTCACTTCTTGGGGACGATTAAGGAGGGGGGAGCGGAGTTGAAGGATGCACTCCCATTGTTACAAAATTTTTTGAAGCAAGCCTCCAAATATAACAGCCGTTTGTCATCCACCTCAGCTTACCGCAACATCCTTGGATCAGGGGATCAAGCTCCAACCCATGACCCCCTCCGAGGGGGTCAATAGTGGCGTACACCATCATTGATACCAACGTCCATAGGGAGATTCAATACCACCTCCTGGAGACTGTGAATGGGGGGTCCAGCTACGCCTCTGGCCTTTACACCACATCTGAGGTGGTGGCGCGAATGAACTATCGCCTTCGTGAATTCAATAAGTTGACGAATGTGGTAACAAAACGGTCTACTTCCCTCTCCACCACAGCCAATGTAACTGAACAACCTATCCCCACCGACGCCATCAATCTCATCAGAGTAGGGTACCCTGATTCTCTGGGTACTACTTATGAGGTGAGGGAGGGTTCCGCCTTAGAGGCGGATATGATCATTGCCGATCTCAGAGGCGCGAACGCCGCTGTAGACCTTCCAAAGGTCTACACCCAAGAGTTTGGGGCTGTTCTTACCATTGATATGTTGCCTCCTCCCAACGCCGTCAGGGCTATAGACTACATCTATAGCCCGCAGCCAACCCTCCTCCCTGATCCTCCCAATGGCGCAACCCTTCAATGCCCTGATGACTTCACCCCCTTTGTCAAATTTGGTGTGTTAGCCGACTTGTTTAACAAGTCCGGTGAAGCCCACGACCCCGAGCGCGCTGCTTTGTGTCAGTCAATATATGAGCTTGGGGTGAAGGTGGCGCAGGGTTGGGTTTATGGTGGAGCAGCATAGCAAGTCCAACTAGACAACAATGCCAGATTATAATAAATTGGGGATAAGGTTCTCAAACTTTGGGTTGAACCTTGCTCATGACCCCACCGTACTTCCATTTGGGAAGTACCAGCAGCTCACCAACCTGCGCTCAGAATATGAGGGCAGACTCAACCAACGTCTTGGGTTGCTGAGGATGGATAGTGTAGCCCTAGGGGCGGCGGTGTTGGGGATTAAGCATCTCCACGATGCCGTTCAGGCCACCTACAAGGATGTGTACCTGATCCGATCAGGTACTAAGGTGTATGCCACCACCGCCACGGCGGGTGGACTAGTTACCATTACCCCTGTCTTCTTCTTTACGGATGTTAGCGGAGCTAACGTCCACAGTAGTGCTTTTGGCTCTTGGGTGGTGGATCACCCCGGCTTATCCAACCAAATATGGGCCTACCTCGGCGACTCCACTCTCATGCTGAAGTATGCCATCACCTCTGGGGGTGGAATTTCTGTTAAGAGCGTTGGCATTGCCCGTCCCGCAGGCGCTATAGCCAGCATCGCTCAAACCACAGGGGGATCTCTAACCCTTCTTGGAGCCTACAATTTCCGCTACACCCTCTATGATAAGAACACAGGAACAGAATCCCTCTTTACTAGCGCCGCAGACGTCACCACTACCCTTACAGGCTCCAACAACAAAATCACTCTAGATATCCCCACCCAAGCCGTTGACGCCGCCGTCACCCACGTCCGCCTCTATAGAAAGGGTGGGACCCTCTCAACGTGGAACCGCGTCAGTGATGATGGGGCATTTTATGTTTACACCGGCACCCTCTTATCAATAACTGACGCTGCCACCCTCTCACGCTCTGACTCCTCAGCGGCCACCGCCACCCTCCTCAACCTCGTCTCTGATAAGCCCTTCACTGTCGTCAACTCTAGCGGTGTGGCCACAGCGGGGACAGCCCTAGCCACCCTCTTTGGACCCTACCTTGGCTACACCCTAGCCTGTGGCGATACAGGTAACCCTGGTTACCTGTACTGGACCGACAAACTCAGCCCCGACACCCAAGATCCAGCCAACAACGTAGAGGTGACGTCAGCCAATGACCCCCTCCAAAATGGCTTCATCTACGACGGCAAACCCTTCGTCTTCAGCCAAGAGAGCCTCTACGCTCTCTTTGTAGGCTTGTCTTCGACAAGCACCTTTACTCCATCCAAGACTTCTTGTGGCCGGGGCCTGTGGACGCGGTGGGCTTTCTGTGTGGGACCGGAAGTATACTTCCTCTCCAAGGATGGGATCTACGCGACAGCGGGGGGCGTGGAGCGTACCCTAACGGGTGATGAGATGCGCCCCCTCTTTGATCCAGATCAATCCCTCACAGTCATCAATGGAGTAGGTGTTGTTGATTATACCCAGACAGCTTTCATGTGGATGGTCTATCACAACAATGAAGTCTATTTCGCCTACAAAGGGAAGGATGCTGTTGGTTATCTCTTAGCATATGACCTCCGCTACAACCGTTGGCGCTCAGTCACCACAGCCCTTGGAAGTAACTTCGTTACTTCCCTCTACAGCGATGAGCAGACCACAGGGAACCTGTTAACAGGTTCTGGGACCGCTGCCGGTTCCATGTTCCAAGATTCTGGCGGCGCAGATGGAGGAACAGCCTTCAGTTGCTCCCTCAAAACCCAGACCATCGTCCTAGGTTCCCCGCTGATTAACAAAGAGTGGGGAGCCATCATCGTTGATCTTGATCCGGGGAATGTGACGGTAACCATCACCGTCAAATCCGCCAAAGACGTCACAACGATTGGGACTACCACCGTTGCTGGGGGCGCGGGACGTACTCGCAAATTCCTCAGCCTCGCAGACACCTTCGCCGAAGACATCACCCTCACCATCACGTGGACCTCTGGGACTACATCACCCATCCTCTATGGATATGAGTTGCTCTACCGCCCCGAAGAGCCCGTCGTCAACAGGTGGTCTGTCATCGGAACAACGCATGAGTTGGAGGGCTGGCAGATCCTCCGCAGCGCCTACATCGCCTTGAGGTCAGATGGAACTGTCACATTAGACGTGACAGTTGATGGAGGCTCCTCTACTTCTTACACCCTAGCCACAACTGCTGGAGCTAAGCTAAGAACATTTGTTCCATTTAATCCCACCAAAGGAAAGATTTTCAGTTATACTCTCTCCTTGGGAACAGCTACATCATTCCGCTTCTACCCCGAGCAGTCAGAGGTTCACGTCAAGCCGTGGATCACCTCCCTCAGCTACCAAACGGCTAGGCCGTTTGGGGCTGGGACCCCTGAGGGGGGTTACATTGGAGAGGGTGGGGGGACTGGCTCTGGTGGTGGGGGTGGTGCTGGTGGAGGTGGTGGTGGCGGGGGTGGAGCCCCTAGTCTCCCTCTAACACCTTTGTTTGATGATGTAGGATCGGGCGGTGGCTTAGATCTGGTTCCCGGAGAGGAGGGGCCTTTGAACTTCCCATCTGACACTCCACTCCCTGAAGGGACAAACATTCCTGGGATGGGACCCACCTTTGGCCCTGGAGGTTGATGACCGAGACGCGCATCATTGCATGGCCAGATACGCACGTTCCAGAGGAAGATAAAAAAGCCGTCGATGTTGCCCTTCAAATTAAGAATTGGTATAAACCCCACACCGTTGTCATCCTAGGAGATTTCCTCGATTGCGCCCCGGTTAGTCATTGGCTAAAGAGTAGAAAGCAACGAAAAACCATGGAGGGGCTTAGATTAGCAAGTGACTTTGAGAAAGGAAATGATCTTCTAGATAAGATCACATTGGGGATAGAACATCTTATCTATATGGAAGGCAATCATTGTAAGTGGATCAGGGACGCCATTGACACCAACCCCGAGTTTGACGGCCTAATCAATCTTGAACTTGGGCTTAAGTTCAAGGAGCGCCGTGAGTCAATTAAATTAACTCATCTTGAGTATGGACAATGCACAAACATCGGTAAGTTGTGGTTCCACCATGGCATCTATACCACCCAATACCACGCCCGTAAGCACGTGGAAGCCTTTGAACGTTCAATAGTGTATGGCCACCTCCACACTGTCCAAACTCATGTTAAGGTTAATGCTACTGATGTTAATGATAAACATATAGGAATATGTTTAGGTTGTCTTTGCAAAAAGAATCCAGCTTATGGTGAGAACCAGCCCAACGCCTGGGTCCACTGCATTGGAGTGGGACTAGTCAGAGCAGATGGAACCTTCAATATAGACCCTATCATCATCAATAACGGCGTAGCAAGCTACGCAGGTATCACATACCGGGCAAGAGCATGCTCCCCAAAATCAGAAAAGTCATCGTTGATCAAAAAATCCTCCAAGGCTTCAAGCGCAGGGCGCTCCAAGCCTACCCCCTTGAACTCTTAGAGATTATGTCAGGCGATGTTGAAGGATCAACAGCACTGATTCACGCCTTCTTGCCGATTGAGCAAGAGGCAACAGATATGTCCGTTGATGTGTGTGAGGATTTCGATGGGGTCAAGAAGATTGTGGAGCGCCTTGGGATGAAATTCATTGGTACCATCCACTCTCACACTGAGATAGCAGATACCTCCCCCTCCAAGTCAGACAGGGTGAGCGCGATTGAGGATAAGGAGCTGGTGAGTGGAATTGTTGCTATCCATCAATCCTCTGGAAAGAGGAGGAGGTGCCTAGTAGATTTCTATGCTCCCTCCGACCTTGTAGAGCTTGAGATCACTAGCCCAAAGTAGACTAAAAAGAAATGGCAAACCCCCTAGAACTTTTCTACCCTAACATTCTGACCCCTAAGCTTAAGATTGACCCTCAGAAGACCCAAGAAGCGATTAGGAGGGCGTATGACTTCATCTACCGTATCCTGCCTCCGGCAGGATCAACAGCACCTAGTGCGCTGTTGAATGATCCCAACTTCATTAGTCAATTCACAATCAAGTTAGCCACAGGACAGGTCTTCTTGTCCGGTCAAGAGTTAACCTCGACCACCAGCGGATACAGTTGGAACTCTCACTCTTTGACGTATAAGGGAGTCCGCTACACCATTGCTGCTGGGGGTCCATCTACTCTTAAGTGGTTGTATTGGGCAATTGCCTCACCAACTGTCTATAAGACCTCCAGCACCTTCCCATCCCTTGGGAAAGATGATTTCCTGATCGCCGTCTTTGATAGCGCCACCGGCACCACCTTTGAGTTCTGGCAAGCCCATGCCCTCCCCTTCCAATTCATCACCACCGCGATGATCGAGGATGCTGCTATCACCAGTGCCAAGATTCAGAGTATCACTGCAGATCAAATCACAACCGGCACCCTCGCCGCCTCCGTCACTGTTACTCTCACTCGTAGTGATACAGTACCAGCTAAGTTGATTTGGGAATCAACAGGACAAATGTATGCTAGTGTAGCTAGTACATCCTTTAATCTGTTACCAATAACCGACCATACAGGACGTTTTAAATTTGGAGACATTGGTATCCCACTAAGATGGAATACAATCAACTTAGAGGCAGATGCTATCACTCTCATAGCAAACAATGCTAGTTTTGATCAACGCCTTGTGATGGGAGATGCAACCAATCCATTTTCATTCTATACTAACAACACCACTAGCCTAAGGCTTATATTAACCACAACAGCAATGTTCCCCTTCCCATCCCCAGACTATGTTCTTGATTTGGGAAGAAGCACTGAGAAATTTAGAAATCTCTGGCTTAAGGGTGATATCAATGTCAACGGCACTGCTGGCAGTCTTCTCGTAACAGACACCACCAAGGACCAAGTCAGTATAGGCAACGCCGCTGTTGACCAATACCGCAAACTCTACATCAACCAAACCACCTCTGACACCAACGCGGCCAACGCTCACAACTCTATAGAAGCCTCCACCACCCTCACCGCCACCATCAACAATTCTATTGTAGCCTCTGGCATTAGCAGTTTTTGTAGAGCGAATTCCAGTGTTACCTATAGTGGTCAACTTACTGGACTAAGTGGAATAGCCTACACTCTTCTTCAACCCGCCGATGCCGCTGTCAATGTTAATCAACTTGTTGGCACGGATGGGCGTATCACTGTTTATGGCGGCGGCACCGTCACCACAGGTATTGTTCTTAAGGCGGACGGATGCAACATTAGCGGCACTGGCGTCATTACCAATGCCTATGGCATGTATGTGGTAAACCCTACCGTTGCCGGTGGGGGTAGTATCACCACATTGGTTGGGCTAAAACTAGAATCGATGGCGGCGGGTGGAACCAATTGGGCTATCCAATCGGAAGGGGGCCAATCTTACCATGTTGGACGAATGCTATTTGGTCTTACATCTACCGATGTAAGTGGGACAGCGATGGTTGCAAGCGGCTCTATTGCAATTGCATCGGCAACCACTAATGCATCAGTAGGGTCTTTTGGCGGACTTGGTTCTGGAGTAGTTGATTTTGGAGCTGGAAAGACTGGTTCTGGGGCTTTCCTGCCTATTACCTTTACTACTAGCGGTAATGAACAACTTCGTATAGGTTTAGACGGTTGGTTGAAGCGCAGGGAAATTACTGCTAATCCTGTAGCTGGGGATCTTGCATCCTTAGCTTCCTGTGCCACTTATATGAAAGCGGATAAATTTGTCATTGCCTACAATAATGGTGGAACTGTAACCTACATCTCCATCCCCATGGATGGCTCCACCACCACTTGGACCCACAACACTACCGCACCCTAGCCTATACGTTTGAGTCCATATGGTGGACTCAATTATCATTGCCTGTACCGCTAGAAAGTGTTACAATATACCAAGACGACACCATTCAATTCCGCCTGCCAATATAACATAACCCAGAAGGATAGATATTATGATTCCCTTTATTGTCCCAGCTCTCATAGCAGCCTTTGGTGGCCTGGGAGCCGCTAAGATCAGCAGCAGCGCATCCAGTGGCACCGCTAAGAGCATATCCGCCCAACAACTCCAGATGGCTCGTGAAGCCCAAGCCCGCACCCGTCCCGCCTACGACCAAGCCTATGACTACTACTCCAAGATTCTGAGCGGCGAGCCTGGAGCCATGATGAAGTCCTTGGGTCCAGAGATATCCTTCTCCAACGAACAATATGCCGCCGCCCGCAAGAATTTGATGGAGCAGAGCTATGGCCGCTCTGGGGGGTTGGACAGGGCATATGATATGTTGGCTGGGCGTCAAGCCTCTGACGTGACTGGTATGTATGGGCGCTTACGTCCCCAAGCCGCAGCCGCTCTCTCAAGTCTCGCCTCTGGCGATCAGAGAGCCTCCCTCAGCGCCCTAGCTGATGCCAATCAGAGTGTAGCTCAACAGAATGTGTTGAGTCAGACAAAAAGCGACATCCTAGGAGCACTGCTAGCCAGGATTTTTGATCCTAGTGCCTGGAGTAAGTTTTATTCAAAAACCCCATCCCTAACCCCCTCAGGACAGGGGCGAACTCCACTTGACATGAGATCCTTTATTCCCCCAGCTGTTAACCCCAGCAGCGGAGTCACTTATGGTAATCTTCTCCCCTATGCAGGCAACCCCCAAACTTCAATATTTCCATATTAAGCAGGTTTAAAAATGCCAAACGCCTTCGACATCCTTGGCGGCTTCATGAGTGAGGCCAAAACAATGAGAGGTGAGAAGTTAGCGAAGGAGCACGAAACCTTCGCCAGCCAGATGGCCATCCTCACTGGGTGGGCTAACAACGAAAAGCTCCAACCCCAAATCCGTGAAAACGCTATGAAGTTGATCATGGACCTCAACCTGGAGACTCATGGCTACAAGCGAAGTGGATCTTCTAATCCACTTCGGAAGGTGATGGATCAGTTAGTTGGCCCAACCCCTTCAGAAGGGGTTGATCTCAGCTCAGTCTTCAAGGGTGTTGGAGGTGGAGGCCCTCCACAGATTGGGGTAGGGAGTGGGAATAGCACCACCCAAGTGGGTGCAACTGCACCCACTCAGTCAATGGAGATGGGACCTGGGGTGGCTACCGCTCAGTATGGCTTGAGCCCAGTCCCCCAGGGTGATGGGATCTTCATTGATGAAGTCCAGCAGAAGAGGGAGGAGTTAGGTTGGCAGTTGGGGCGGGATATGGGCCTCGCCAAGATGGAAGAGAAGAGAAGAGCTGCTGAAGCTGAGCAGGGACATCAATATAGGATGGAAGAGACAGCTGGTACAACAAAGCGAACAGCCGTTGCTGGAACTACCCCCGGCAGCTCCCTCCTCAACTCCATGAAAGTGGATTCCACAAATACGCCCATTGACCCAAATATTCAATATCATATAAAAACTTCACCAAATGGAGACATCACAGATGCTTACCCAGCAAGCACAAGCGGCTTAACTTATGGATGGAGCCCAGATGCGGAATCAGAGACGGGCTACAGCAAAATTGGTACTGACCCTAATGGTGTAATTAGGAGCGTTACAAAAGATCTTGAACCAGGCACCTACATCAGAGGCTCCATTACGGAAAGCACAGCTCCCATTTTCCTGCGCCAACCAGATGGCAGCTTCATCAAAATCTATAACACCCGCACCACCACACGCACAACAGCTGGAAGAGGACTCCAAGCTATTCCAACCAAACAACAAGGACAGCTCCCACAAGAGGGAGGAAAGTTAACAAGAGAACAAGCCACAGCCATTGGCCCAGCGCCCACACGGCGGACCCCAGAGGGGTTTGAGATCATTGGTGGAGGCCTGATCACTCCCCAACTCAAAGTACGGATGGTGGCAGCTAAAACCAATTTTGACCTAACAGAGCAGCGCATTGATAAGGTTCTAGAGAATGCTGAGGTGGTCAATGACCTAAAAAATAGAGGCATCATTGCAACAACCCTCACCGCCGCCAACACCGGACCTGGTAAATTTACTCAAGGTCTCATTCTCCAAAATGCATCCCCAAAGCTAAGAGATTACATCTTGGAGTTAAGAAATTTGAGAGATGATATCTTTGGAATGCGCCAATTCCTGGGCAACCAACCCGTCCGCTCGGACTCCCAAGTCAAATTGCTTCTTGCTCAAGTCCCAGACGAAAGCGCCCCAGACGCAGATTGGGTCCGCCAAGCTCTAGCCACTTACCGCTTCACCGTATCCATCCTCCGTAAACAAGTGGACTCTATCCTAAAAGGTGGATATGTGGACGACCAAGATGGGATGCTCTTCAGCGCCGAGGACGCTCAATCCTCCATCAACCAAAATTTTGGACCCCCAGAGTGGAGATCCGTCAAAGGTGAAAGACTTTTGGTGCATCAAAACAAAAGCACAGGTAAGTATGAGGAGATGAGGTAATGCCTCAAAAAACCAGAACTCCTAGAGTCTTTGATGAGTCGGAGTTTGATACTCAACCCCTCCCGCCCCCGGCTAGCGCAAGTGGGATGAAAGGAACACCATCCGCCACTGGCACTACAGCTCCCATCTCCCCACCCCCCATCCTAACCCGCCTCGTTGATTTTGGGGGTGACATCGCAGGCAGCGTGGCTAGGGGCGCTTACGGATTTGGGGTTAATATCATCAAGGGAGCGGCTAAAGAAGCCACTAAACGAGTCATCAGCGGCGGGAAGATGATTGAATCCATCCCTGGAGTTGGCCCAGCCCTGCGCGACATGCCCTCCTTCACCTATAAAGGAAATCTAGAGGCTGAGGGATTTGGTCAAAAGGTTGGCCAGTTTGGTGAACAAGCCCTAGAGTACTATATTCCCAGCGGCGTCGTTGGTCAATTAGAGCGCTCCGCCGAGGGTGTGGTGAAGGGTCTCACCATGATTGGCCCCAAGCTCAAGACAGCTCTCAATATTACAGCTAGGGGAGCAACAGAGGGCACGGCAGCGGGTCTGGTGAGTGCCACTCAAGGAGGCACCACCGCTGACGCCGAGGCTATGGGAACCATGGTTGCCCTCACAGAGCCCATTCGCTATATGCTTGCAGAGTCAACCGCCCCCAGATGGATTCAATCCCTCCTCAAAAGAAGAGGAGCATCTGATAAGACAGTGCAGTTTGGTAAGGACCCCATAGGAGGGGTCCTTAGGGAAAAGGTTTCCGCCCCCACCATTGGAGGATTAGTTGAAAAGATTGAGAATAAGATCACTGAATTAACCAAAGACCAACTAGATCCTCTTCTCAAATCTAATTACGCTCAATCACAGAAGATTGATGCCATTACCGCTTTCCTTAATCCCATCCTTGAAGCAACCAATTCAGCAAATAAAGAAGGAAATACCGCGCTTGCAAAGCGTCTTGCGGTGTACGCGCAAGCAAAAGTTGAACAGATATACGACATCAATAAGGCTGGCCTACTCACCCCTTGGGAAATGCAACAACTCAAAAGAGAAGTTGGTCATTCCATGACTTGGAATGAGTATGACACCATAGAAAGGACTCTAGATCAGGTCCGCTACAAAGTATATTTTAGTTTTGATAATGCCATCGACCATGTCATCCCCCCAGCTAAAGAGATCAATGAGCGGATCTCCAGCCTCATTGGAGCCTCTGGACGAGCTAAGATGAAGTTTGAAGAATTTCAAAATTCACCATTACTTAAAGGGACAGGCTTAGCGGAGAAAGCTCTTCTTGCTCCTCTCTCCCTAGTGGAGAGTGTTATAGGCAAACCAGGAAGCGTGGAGACAACGGCAAAAACATATGGAACCCGCTTTATGAGAGCCCTCCACCCCACCTATTACCCCGAGCCGGGAGCACTACCTAGCATCCCCCTTAGGGAGCCTGGTGGTGGAGCCCCAGGTCATTGGTACTGGACTCCACAACCCCCAGCCGGCGGGTCTGGGTTAGCTACTGGGGAAGGAAGGACAGGAGGTTGGGTCTTCAAACAACCCCAATTAGCTCAAGGTACTCGTCTTCAACTTGGCCCAGGGCCTGAGCGCGGTGCTTTTGAAGGAGAAGCGCCAATCAAAGGATACTTCCAACTCACTCCAGAGGAAGCACAACTCCTCCTCCAATCAGGCCCAGTTCGAAAGGCACTGCAAGCTGGCCCCCCTCCACCAAAACAACTTCAAGCTGGGCCTGCCTTATCCCTGCCAGAAGGACAAGGTATTATACCTCGTGGAGCTAATCTAGGAGAGCCAGGACCACTTCCTCCAAGAAGAGAAGCCACCATCACACCCACAAGTACCAAAACCAAAACCGTTAAAGCAAAAATACGCAAACAACCTCCATCATCCAAGGTAGTCCACTCACCTGCCGCAAGAAAACTGCTCCCACTACCTTAATAAAGAAGATAGATGGACATCAACTACCTCTCCCAACTCGGCGTCGCTGGCATCCTCATCGTCCTTATCCTCCAACTTTTTCTTCAGCAACTCCTTCCCTTCCTCAGAAGCCTCATCCCAATCAAAGGAGCTAATGGATTAAATGGGAGCGGTACCACTAAGGCGGCTGGCTCCCAATCTGTTGAGTTCTGGCAACACTCCCATCGGGAGACCCTGAAGATGATCATGAATCCTGAATTGGTGGCGATGAAGGATGACCTAAAGGATATCAATGCAGCAATGAGAGACATTAACACTACAAATCAAGATATCAGAGTGGCGATGATGGAACTCGTTACCTTAACTAAGTTGAATAAACCTTTATGAACAGCCATAAACAATCCTCCACCGTGAGTGGTATTCCAGTATCCATCGAGCTTGACACAGACGGGTTATACGTCGTTGCAGACGAGATTTTCCACATCTACGGCGTGGGGGCCACTCAAGCAGCAGCAATCAAGGACTATGAAGTTTCTCTTACCGACTACCATGGACTACTCACAAACATGTCAATCTACAACCCAACCGCAAGACCACTCCTTGAGAAGCTAACCCATCTGATGAACTCACCAGAGGTGGACTTGCATAGCAAGTCCAAGAGGTGAGTTCATGATCCTCATCAAAGATAACTGCAAATTCAAAAAGTTCCACCCCGCCATGATCAAGGTCCTCATCGCGGTTGAAGAGGTGTGGAGAGATCTCAAAGTGAACCCCACTTTGACATCAGCCAACGATGGCACTCACATTCCCAACAGCTTCCACTACTCAGATCGTGCCTACGATCTGAGGGTTAAGAACATCCCCCGCTCCAAATGGATGGATGTTAGGGATAGGCTTGCTGCCATCCTCGGCAACAACTATGATGTGATCCTTGAGAACTCCGATACCCCCAACGCTCACATCCACATTGAGCTGGACTCATCACATGAGTCCAGATGAGTCCAGATGAGTCCAGTTAGGGAGCCCTATCCACATATGCCATTAGGTTTTCATAGACATCCCACCCCAAGTAAATAATCTCCGTCACACCCAACCCATCTGTAACTGTCAACTTCACCCCTCTCTCCTCATCCACCTCGCAATAAACTCCATCCCCCAAATACTCTCTATTCATCTTTTCCTCCTAACCAATTCCTCAGATTCAACCCCACAACAAAAGATAGTCACTCCGAGCACCCCTGAAAATATCCACACCCGTAAGTTAGACAGACCAACTTACACTTTATTGAGATCAACCTAGCTCCACAGGAGGGGCAAATCTCCTCTACGGACTCATGTGTGGACTCATCGTATGAGTCCGTTATGGTTGACACAGCTCCTCAATATGTGATATGTTGGGGGGGTGAATTGGATAGAGTGCCCCCACTGTTCTGAGATCTTGGACCTCGACATGGCCTATGATGAGTGCCCCTGCTGCGGAGAGGTGCTGGGGTGGCCCACCTCAACGATGGGGTTTGATAGCTACTTCGACACTGACGTTGAAGATGAGTCAGGATGACCCTCACAAGTATCACACCAAAATCCGTACTCATTATCTTCTAGCAGATTCCCGCATTCATCACACACCCAATCCCCATCCTGTGAGAGGTAATAAGTAATATCAGCCATCAATCCGGTAATCCCCATTCTTGATTGCATCAAGCAACCTGTGAATTGACCTCAGCATCTGCCCCTTCTTTGTTTGGCCCTCCGCCCCATCCGCTACAACCTTTCCATTCTTATGGTAAATCGTCCAGTACCAATGATCTATACTTTGCCACGCCTCAATACAATATTTAGGTTTCTTGGTCATATCTCAGTCCTCCCACACTTCCTGCAAACCCACTTCCTCAGCGGATCTACTCCCTTATGCATCTGCAGCAAGCTCTCCACAACCATCTCTCCCCCACACGGCCTCCCAGTCCAATCCACCGCACCACAACTCTTGGCAGGCGAAGTCTCACTGCCTAAGTCATGGGGTTGGGGAACGCCAGCCATTAGCGGATGAACCCTTTGGCCAGTTATGTAGAGCGGACGAACCCTCCCACCAACCTTAATCCCGCGCTCGGCCCCAAAAACAGTCATCTAATCTCCTTCTTCGCTGTGATTATGAGAGCCGCCTCTCCATCCACAGCGCAATAAAACAAAGTACCACACCCGGAGTCCCTCCGCAGGGACTCCATTGATTTAGAGGGTGTCTGCACAAATACAGTTACCCCTCCTGACGTAACCAAGGTCACGTCACCAGCCGTCGCCACCTTACAAACCCTCCCCTCCCCACAACTCATCCACTCTAACGTTGAAGCTAGAGTTGATGGAGGACGGAACTCAATCACCCTCTCATCCTTCACTCTGATCCCTTCAGGGGGTGCCCCAAGAGGCATTCTGTGAGGATGACAACTTACCACTAAAAGATATAAAAGCAGACATAGTTTATTCATAGCTCATCAGCTTCAGCCAACAAGATGGCTTTCTGAAAGACTTCTTTGATTTCTTGAAAAGTGCGCTCTGGGGCATCGTTATATACAGTCATGTGATTCCCAAAATATGAGGGGGAATCAATTACTCTCTTTAAATAATCCCTCATCTTCTCCTGAGTACCCCAGAATATAGTTACCGCTCTTAGCGCCCCAACCATACAATACTCTCCCTCAAAATAATAACTACCCTTAATCCAATTTTCCCCATTTGGCCCCAACAGCGCAAGTGCCTTCTTTAAATACACACTTATCTTCATCACTCCACCTCCTTCATCTCCCCCCAACTCACCCCAACCTTCCCGGAGGTTTGTATAACCAAACCTCCCATCTCCACTACTGGGGCCTCCATGGCAGAGCGGAGAATAGCATCCACCTTCTCCGCATCCTTCATCCCATAAGCCCTAGCCAACAACTCATCATGAATGGTGAACAGCAGCAGACCTTGCCTCGCTAACTCCTCAATAGCTGGGAGGCGCATGGTGCGCCTCATAATCCCCGCCGCCGTCCCTTGGGGTCCAGTCGCAATAGCCTCCTTCGCTCCATCTCCCCACACCATCTTCTCCCTAACACAATATTTACATCCCTCCCTCTTACACCCCTTCTTGGCGGTCTTAGAGTCCCACCTCTTCACATTATAGAACCATCTATCATACCCAAACACATTCCTAAGGCGATGAGGAGGTTGATAAGCCTGCTCCACCACTGAGTGTTGCCACCATTCCACCCTAGGGAATAGGTCAAAGAACAAAGACCTAGCCTCCCCAGCAGCCTTGAGGGTTGGAAACATCTCAGGGTAGGTCTGTTGCATCAACCACTCCCCCTCCGCGTAACTGATGGCATGGATCGTCTGTTTGGCGGCATCGTAGTAGGACTTTCCTCCATACCCAATAGGAGTAGCTTCAGCTACCCTCTTTGCTTCCTTTACAGCCACCCTCAAGTCTCCTTCTGAGAGGGATGGGTAAATAGGATTGTAGAGCCCTTTCAAGGACATCATATGAGATGCAAAGTAAGCATGCACCCCAAGCTTCGCCAACCTCATATAATCAGGATCATTAGCTATATAAGCCACAATGACAGCCTCTATTCCTGTATAGTCACGAGCCACCAAGAACCACCCATCCCCCACTCTAGATCCACCAACAATCATTTTCCTAATCTCCGCCTGCTCCTCATCCCTCCTTGGTAAATTCTGCTCATTGGGATTCTTGGAGCTGAAGCGGAAGGTAGCTGGGTTGTCAGTGAGGGTTGGGTGCACCCTCCCATCAAGCCCTGGCTTCCACTGCTCAATGAAACTATCAAGCATATCCTGTTTCTTATTAAGCTCAATGATCACCGGCAATAAGGTGTCATGCTTCTTCCTCGCTAGCTTCTCCAGCGCCACCCTCTCCGTTGTGGGCTTCTTCGTCCTCTTGTGGAGCGGGATCGCCTGAGCACCATATTTATATTCAATGTAGGCTAAAAGCTGTTGGGGGGAGCCAGGGTTAAAATCCTTCAATCTGATCCACTGCCCGGTGTCTTCTATGAGAAGACACCTGTGCTGCTGCTTAACAGCAGCAGCAGGCTCTTTCTTATAAACCTTAGCAATGAGGGTATCCGCAAAGGCTTGTGGCACTTGTGTCACAAGCTGCTCCCTCGCCGCTTGCACCGCAAGCTGAGTCTTCTCTTTGAAAGCATCCCTCACCCTAGTGTCAATGCCAATCCCTATCTCACTCATCCTATGAGTGAGGGGAGCCATCTTCACGAAGTGGTCAACAAATGTCTCCCAGCGGGCTTCAGCCTTTAATAAGGAGCGGATCTCATACCCTATCTCTAACGCATGGATCGCATCCAGCGCATTATAATAGCCGAGGTTGACCCCAAAGAGATGCTTCCACGCCTCCAAATCATCAATATAGATTGGAGCGGTGAATCCCAAATCCTTTGGTAGGTCAGAGTAAACGAAGTGGTGCGCCACCATCCCATCCACCCGCATACCAGAGACTGGCATGCCAGCAGCAAGCAATCTGGGCACATCAAACGCCTCCCCATTCCAGAACAATTTCGTTCCCCCATGCGCCAGAGCTTGTCTAACAAGTTCTGTGTAGGGGTAGGACCAAGGAACTGAGATTCCTGATCTCAGTTCATAAGAGAACCCAATTCTCAAAATGATGGTGGATGGGTCCTTCTCATCCAACACATCTTCCTTAAGCTTGGGGGAGTAGGGTGTCTCAATATCCACAGACAACCAAACCCCATCTGGGTCCAACCGCTGAGCCATGTAGTATTCCTCAAACCACCACCTCGCCCCATCAAGAGGGGGATCAACTAGCGTTGTCAGTGGACGTCTGGTGAATCCATAGCGTGCCACTTTAACTGCCCTGAGTAAGTCTGCCACCACCACCGGCGTCAACCTTATCTCCCCCTGCAAGAGATGAGAGGGATGGAAGGTTGGAACTACCCACCTCTCCCACTCTGCATTCCATGAGACGGTGCCATGCCATTCCCCAATCCCCTTCTGCCCCACCATCTTCCACAACGGGATGTTACCCAAAGGGGCAACCACCTTTAGGGATTGGTGCTGGATCATCCACTGCTGGAAGTATTTGTTGCAGAAGCTGATTGCATCAGCTTCATAGGTGGCTCCCTCTAAAAAGTTGCTGGGGGGACGGCAGTTACAACAATTCCCAATCCTAAAATCATCCCTCTCCAACCCTCCTCGTCGCAGAAGCGACGAGAGCATTTTGCCAGCAGGACCAACGAAGGGAGCTGAAGCTTTTACCTCCTCCGCCCCTAGTGCCTCCCCCAGGAGGAGGACACCGGAGTGTCCCCCTCCAACAAGGGGGGCGAACCCACTCCCTAGGGTGAAGAGTGGGCATTCAGGGGGACAGGTGAGAGCGCTCATCCTTTATTGCACAAATCGAGATTCATTTTGGAATCCCCAAAAATTCCCTATAACTCTGAGGGCTCCAGGAAGGGTCCCAATCTACCTGACTGAGCTTCCCCAACTTCTCCTTTACACGTATCATCTCTTCTCTATCCGCGTCCAGTGCCGCAAAAGCCAACCTCTTCATCCAATGAAGTTGATCCAGTGGGTCATCCCCTATTGCTAATGGAACTTGATAGGCGTCCCCCCTCACATAGGCTTGGATGGCCCTCCCCAGAGCCATTTGCCTCCCCACTTTCTTTATGAATGGATCTAGAGGCGAGCACAGACTCACCCCCACAAACACCTCCTTCGCTTGAACATCCGATCCACCCATCGTCAACACTGCCACTACTCCCCTATATGACACGCCAGGCGGGTCATAATAGAAAAAGCATTTATGAGGAGGCAGGGGAGCAAAGCGCTTGCTAAACCGGAAGGGCTCATTAGAGTTCATCATCAGCTCCACCTACAATTCATCCCCATCCTCCTCACTAACATACGTCCAGCTTACCTTGACCTCTGCATCAAAAGCCATCTCTTTGATGGCCTTCAAGAAGGAGGTAGCCGCCTTCTTCCCATCAAACCCATTCACATCCACCGTAATCTGATACTTTTTCTTCATTTTTTCCTTTCATCTAAACCATAGTAAACACAACCTAACACCGCCCCTAACACCTAGGTTCCCCCACAGGGAACCCAACCCAAGCAACACAATTATATCAATAAAACGCCAAACCCCACCTCTCCCCCACACTTCTGACACTTCCACCCCTCTGGTCTCTTCAAGAAGGAAGAGCCCCCACACACCTCCACCGAGGTAAATAGTGGCACTTGTTTAGAACAAGTGACTGGGGCTCCTTTGGCCTTGGGGATCAATAATGGAGGGATCTCAGTTTTGTACAAAACAGCACGAACCAGAGCAGTTGTCAACAGCGGAGGCGTTTCATAAGTATAATAATAGGGCTTGTAACCATCATCTAACATAAAACCTCCCCTACATAATCCAAACTCATCCAACTCCCACAATGAGGGCAAACATCCTCATCCAACTCAAACATTTTTCCACACTCCCTACACACAAATACCTCAGACCTCATTTGATGAGGTCTGTTGTGAGGGTTGTAGCGACAACCCTCAGTGTGAGCCCACTCCTGACTGCACTCTGAACACAAACTCATATCAAACCTTCCAACCAGCTAAGGGCTGACGCCCCGGCCTAAACCTCTTCCCGCCCCATAGCTTAGTGATAACCTTGATTTCTGTCTCAGCAAGGACAAACTTCCTCTTAGGCCCCATTCTGACAGCCTTCACCAACCCCTCCCTGATGTAACGTCTGATCGTCGCTATATTTACCTTTGACCTCTCCGCCATCACCTTCAACTCAATCAGCTTTATCATTTATATCTCCACCTCTCTAATCTCACCATCTTAGTTCCACATTGCTCCGCCCCACACCGTAAACATTTCCTATCCACATGCTGCCCTCTGGTCTGACCCATTGGGCGCATCCAATCAGGAATAAACCACAATGCTTGATGAGAACACTTCTTGTCCCCTTTTATAATACTGCCGTGGTGCCACTCAAACGATATGACCTCTACAAAAGAGCCATCCTCATCATCTGGTAAACTATATAACATCAATCCCCCCTATTCCCAATGGTACCACAAATAGGCGAGCCTGAAGCCCCCAATCACCATGATGAAGGGAATGATGATGGTTGTGAGTTGGAAGTCAATCACTCAGCACACCGCATTTTAGACACCTCTCCCCTCCACAAATCTCAACAGATGTAAAAAGAGATAGTTCACGCTTTGTTGATCTGACAGGATCTCGTCCAAAATGTAAAGAATAGGAATCATTCCCTAACATCTGTGGGCTGTAGCGCAGCCTCTCCAGTTACCTCTTTAAAGATCTGAGCGGCATCATCCCTAAGCCGCTCTGCATCCTTCTTAAGGAGTGGGTCATACTTGAAGATTGGTGAATAAATAGAGCCCCCACCCTCTCCCTCACCTTTAATCATCCTATCCATATCCCGGGCCAACCCCCTCAACAACTCTGGATCAACCTTTGGCATCTCTTTCTCCTCTGATCTTGTCTGACAAGCTCACAACCCCTTCTTGTGTTTTAGTTCACCAACCCACAAATGATAGAACATTTCACCAGTCCACTTCATCTCCTCACTCCTTCTGAGTTTGTCTAACAAGCTCAACCTAGTTCAGCGTCCCCTGAACATGGAACTGCTTTAAACAACATATAGTTAACCCGATTGTTCAGTTTGTTCACCATTCTCCTCCACTTCCGGTTGAAGCTTCTTCCATTGTCCGTGACCCAGCTTCGCAATGATGCCAAGCGATTGCCAAACCTTCAGCCGTTCATTCGTCGGGTTTGACGTTGTCCCCAGTGCCTTCTTCGCGTCGCCTGTGGTGAAGCTGTCCTGCACCGCTCACCAAATATTGCTCTCCGCTCTCCACAAACCCCTCCGCTACTCCCAAAGGGGAGTAGCCATAAGCCACCATCCCACTCAACAACAACTCAACCACCTCAGAGATGGAGAGATGGTCCTCCCCCTCTATAGTCACAGAGTGCTGACCATAGGGGGAGGAGGGCTTAAAGATTATGATCATCTGTAATCATCTCTATGGTCTTAGCCTTTTTCACAGAAGGAGAAGTTCTTGACTTCTCCTTGTGCCCAGACCTCCTCTGCTTGATCAGGTAGCTAATATCCTCATAGAGGCTGATAGCCTCATCCGAGGGAGCTGTGGTGAAGTAACTTAAAACCCTCTGCCTATCTGTTATCTTTGTTCTCATCATCATCCTTTCTTTGTTCAGACCTCATCAAATACATCCAAAGCTTCAACTTCAATCCCATCAACGAACCTAGCGGCTAGTTTCATGGTGTGCTCCCACTCCAAGCGGCGATCCAGATCCCTGAACATCTCTGGCGTCCAGTCAGTGTCATTGGAGGCAGTAATTCCTTTATACCCATCTCCTGGGGAGAGAAAAAGAGAGACTCTCCTTAACCTTTCATGTACTTGAAATATTCCTACTGTTCCAGCCACAAAACCTAACGCGCACACTCTTCCTGTTGGGTGCTGATAGATAAGACCCAAAGGCCCATTACTCTTACTTATTCTATACTCTGCCATCTTCCCTTTACACTGCATCTCATCCGTCCAACCATCCCATATGCTTGGAGTGTTATCCCAAGGCTTACTATCATTCACCATACTCCGTTTGACCCAATCTCTACTCATCTTATCCCTCCTGAGCCGCTCAAGCGGCTAATCGGGGCTGATTTATATCAGCCCCGGAAGCCAACAATCTTCTCCCACGCGCGGACACCCTCATGCCCACACTCTGGGCAATCAATGTAGGGAGTATGATCTCCATCTTCATTCACTGGGAACTTAGTCATTCCTAAGATACGGTGCCCACAACCCCCATCATTAGAGCGGCACTGAGCTTCCCAATCAATCTCCACAGGGAACTCCTTCCCAATGTTATTGATGACAGCATCGGCGCACCAATCATGATAGGCATCCCCAATGGGGGGTATACCCTTCACCCCTAGGACCCTGGCAAACTTCTGAGCCATCGATGTCTTCCCAATGGATGCACCAGTCTTGAAGTCCTTCTGGTCAAACAACGTATTGTTCACCTGATTGTACTTCAACAGGCGCTCCCCCCCGCCACTTTTAATGACACAGGAGAAGGTGATATTGAGCGCTCCCTTCTGGGTGCTCCCAAACCTCACTGGCTGTAACAACCCCAGCTCATCAGGGAATTGCCCATCCACCAATGTTGCCTTATACTTCCCCTTCCGCAGATTCGTAAGCTGCGGCTTCTCATCCACCAACTCCTCAGGACTCCCCACATCGGGATTCCTCAAATTCAAACCACTTAAATTAGCCATTCTCTTTGATCTCCTCTTTCTCTTTGTTTGTTGGTCACAGCAATCCATCCTTTAGATGGATCAAAATCATAACACAAAACTGAGTTCAAAAAACAACTCTCATCCCACTCAAAGGATAGATCTGATCTATCCTTTGTGGAGCGGCCACAAGCCCCACAAACCCAAATCTGCCCCTCAGGGGCTATGTTATCACCGTCTTGCATTTACGCCCACCATATATAAAGGCTAACATCAACATTATCCTTGAGCCCCAAGCTGCTTCATCTGATACTCCCACTCCACCCTCCGGTCAAGTTCCCTAAACTGATCTGGCGTCATCCCTGCATTATTTGCGTACGCTATTGTAACACTATAGCCGAAACGGCTTTGATTTGGAAGCTGCTGAGCAACTTGCATCAATCGACGCTCCACCTCAGGGGCAAACTTGTAGCCACCCAACCACCCCAGCGCACAATATGCATCACCATTAACAAAATCTCCTCTACACTGATTCACCCAGCCATCCCAAATCGACGGTGTCCCATCCCATGGCGAGCTTTGCAACTTTGTCATCTCGTCTTCTCCCTATTAATCAACCCAATCGCCTCATCCTGGAGCTTTTGATTAAGAAGCAAAAGCTCTAGCGCCGTATTTGACTTTGTGAAGTCAGTCACCACATAGGCTGGCCTCTTATGAGAGACGACGGAAGGCACCCGAAGGTTAGCAAAAAAAGGGATCGTTGGATTATTAACCCCATAATGTTTGGCGAGATAAGCTCTTCTCTCAACTCTCTTAGCCTTCCCTGACTCCGAGATCTCCTCAGAGTCAAGATGGATGGTGTGAACAAACCACCCTGGGATATCTGGCGTCGTGGCCTTCCCAATCATCATTGGTCCATAACAGGGGTCAGTCCGTCCCTCATCAATTGACTTAAGGGCTCTAGCGGTCCAAATTACGTGCTCCACCGGCAACAGCTCAGAGATCGTAACCAACTTCTTGGTCCTAGATTGAACAGTCCCATACTCCCTCATCCCCGGTCCTGCAAACTTAGTCTTCCCCGATGTAAACATCAACCCAGCGGCGGAAGCCTCCCCCTTTCCCCCCAAAATCCTTCCAAGGGCTGATAGCTCAAGAACCTCATCCATCAACGTTCCACTCATCGATGTTAGACCCTCAAACGCATAAACCCCAATCTTGTGGAGATCAGCTAATGGTGTGAGCAGGATGGGTGATTGAGGGTCCCCAACATCTTTTGGCCAGTACCCCCTAGCTGCCAACTCAAGAGTCTCCAACCTTGCATCTTGACTGACCACCCAAACATCCAAAATCCCCATCCTCACCGCAGTGAGATGATAAGAACCACCCCCATCTGTCGTCACCAATCTACTCTTCTTCCCCCCACTCATCTGATTAACGGCAAGGGCGAACTGCTCTATCCAAGAGGTCTTTCCCTCCCCCGTATCACTATAAATACACCAACTACAATTTGCTGGCATTTTTTAATCCTCCTCATTGGACTCATGTGATGAGTCCACAAGCGGCCGCGGTGAGATCTCGACTAGCCATCTGTTGTGCAACCCAACAATATGTTTGGCTGTCATTTCAGCCATCATATCTGCCACGATTTCCTCTTCCTTTAACTTTTCACTAGCCATTGGTGTGGATCTAATCCACCACCCCCCAATCAAGTAATTCTCAGAGGCTTCCCACTTCTTATTTATGTAATTCTTAGACACCTATCACCCTCCTTTCTTCTTGAAGCCAAGCTGGTCGGCAAGCGCCTCAAGAGTAGAGATCTCCCTCTCCAAATACCACTTCGCCTTCTTAAGATCACTCAACTCCTTCCCCTTGTACTTGGCTCTAGCCAAGTATTTGACCACATTAGCTAACCTAAAACCAAGCCCCCAATCCTCGATCACGTCAATAACCTCATACTTGCCAAAGGTGTAGTGGGGGGGATGGTTGATAGGGTCAGCACTCATCATCGAGGTCCTCTTTTGTACACCCATACCCGCTTCGATCCTTTGCCGCTGGAGTTATCGCCAATCCACCATCGCCCAAGCAGTCAGTCTCACGGAGATGGTCCAGAGATCACGAGACAGTCATCCCAGTCTTGGACTTCGATCAGTGGATCAAGCTTTTTCATTTAAGGATCTCCTTCTCAAGCTGATGATTAGGCTTCCTCCACTGATAACCAAACTCAAGAGGGTTCCTACCCGCTTGTCCCCAACAGATGGAGTAAAACTCACACTTTGAATCCCCCCCAAACCGGCTACACTCATCTGGGTTTTGAGGGAAGTCCCTATCAGCATCCTCCCAAACATTTTCCCACTCCCAACACAACCCCTTCTGAAGGGGTTGTGTCACATGAGTCCTTCGCTCTCTCACATTTTTTTCATTAGCACATATCTGACGGATCACTCTCCCCTCAAAAGCAGGATCGGTCATGATAGGCTGAAGTGGTGAAAATTGAGCCTCCACTGTAGCTTCATCCAATGAAGCTACATGAGACTCCACATCATACACCAATTCCCTATATTTAGAGGTGGGCTTTTCATAAATGAGAGGGCTCTCGTATCTGCGAGAGCCCAGGGCATCCTTCGTACGCTTACCCTTAGAGATCCCCTCCACCATCACCCCCCTGGCACGATCAACATCATGCCCATGGGATAGGAGCCACTGCTTCAAAGCCAGATTCTCAAGGAGAATCTGGAGGTTCTCTTGCCACCCCATCGTCCAACCCCAACTAAACCCACTCGTTGTCTTTAGCTCATTGACAATGAAAGCCCCATCATGATGCCGTTGGAGGATGAGATCAGGACGAGTCATCAACGCCACCCCCTCCCCAACATCAATTAAGATCTCTGGCTCAATATCCACTACCTTAAATTCTTGCTGAAGCTTTGGTAGCCGGACCCGTTCATACGCCAAGCCTATCGCCTTGATGAGAGCTTGCTGTTCTACCACAACCTGATGTAGGTCTTCCCCATCCAACACAATCTGTTGTGCTTCTTCCTCCATTGGCGTGAAGGATACTCCTTCACTCCTAGCCCAAGCATCCTCTATGATGTTGTGGACTGCCGTCCCCACCGCAAAATATTGTGGTGTCTGGAGGGGTTGTAAACCCCTCCCTCCCACCTCATAGCCAATGAAGCGCTTACGCTGACAGTTCATCCCAGCGAGATGGCGGGAGCGGTCAGTCAGGATAGTCATTTTTTAGCCTTTGAGACATTAGTTCAAACACATCAGTTCCCATTTTAACAGCTCTTCCCTGTTCTCCCTCGTATACCTCTTCTCCCGCTCGCGCCTGCAAAGCTTACAGATCCTATACTTCTTCAGACCACCATCAATATGATGAGTAGCCCAATAGATAGTCTCAGGGGCCCAGGGGTGCCCACTCCGGCAATGGGATCTTACTTGCCCTTCACCCTTTGGCATCGTCCTGTTCCTTTGTTGGCCGATAAGAATATAACCATTTGTCAAAAGACTCCACCATTACAAAATCCCTCGGCCTGCCACCCCCAAATCGGACCATCTTCACCTCACCCAACTTCCCCTCATCAATCATCCTGCTGAATTGACGTTTGGAGACCCCAACCCTCTGGGCTGCGTGGTCAATACTCATAAAGATTTTGGTTTCCATTGCTCCCTCCTCAAGATTTGGGTGATCCCCTCAAATCCAATAGCCTAAGATTTACAACACGAACACCAGCTCTTGTAGCACCAACTCTTACAAATAGCCGTCTCTGTCTCTCTCATCCCCTCTTTACAACCCTCCGGTGACTGCTTGACGCAGTCACAAACCCGCAACGGGTTTTTGTGAAGAGGAGCACAAGCCTCTGTAGGTTCTACATGAGGAGGAGGTGCATCCTGCCATGCAGCTAAAGGAACAAGCGTCAGTGGCAGCATGAAAAAGATGAAAGCTAGGTACCTGATTGTTGGCACTTTTTCTCCTTTTCTTCCCTTTCCCTCTTTGTAATTTCTTCCCTCTTTGTAATAAAGCTGTTCAATAGCTCATCAACTCCTTGAGCGCTTCTCTACAACTTTTCATGGTTTGCCAAGTCCAACCTCATTAGCAATAGCTTCAGCTAAAGGCTTCTGCGATGGCTCCACTTGAACAACAGTTCCATTCAATCTCCCTCCCTCCAGCGGGAAGCTACGGCTTCCCGCTTCTCATACTCCCACACAATCTTCCCCCACTCCATCACCTTTAGCACGCCAGCGAACAGTACAAACAAGACTCCTATGATAGAGGCTCCGCCAGCAACCAAAAATCCAACAAATTCTTGCCACCCAATCATCTTTTAATCCTCTTGGAGTGCTAAGAGCACTCCATATTATGCCGCTGTAGCGGGCGCAAATTTCTGGCCCGCTACAGTCCCAAAGAGTTTTGCCTTTAAACTACCACGAGCCCCTCAAAGAGGCTCAGCGGGTGGGACTACTCACCCACATCCCCTCAGGAACGTCTAATCAATCTGCTCCCCGGTCCATCCATGTGCTAGGCGTCGTTGCCGCCGCCCATTCCGCCGCCTCCGTTCACGCAACAGGCGCAACTCAACTTGCGCCTGTCGTCCCATCAACGCCTTAAGTTCGGCTTCCCACCCGCGCCAGAATACTTCCAACCTTTCGTGGGCGGTCATACAGTACTCACAATACTCTGGACGTTCTTCTGACGCCCACACTGGAAACATCTCCCCACATCCTGAGCACAACATTTCAACTACACCACTAGCATAATAGTCATAGGGTTGTATCATTTTAGCTCCTCTGGGAATTTTAAAGAAGAAGTTATAGACCACGCGGCAATCTTTGGTAGTTTCACCTCCCCTGCCGACGCCGCCGCCGCCTCCGCCGCCGCCGCCGCCGCCCTCGCCACCTCCCTCGCCGCCTCCGCCGCCCACGCCGCCTCCCTCCTCAACTCCACCACCGCCGCCGCCTCCCTCCTCAACTCCACCACCGCCGCCGCCTCCGCCGCCCACGCCGCCCACGCCGCCGCC